CTGCGCGTCTTGCGCGTCTTGCACATTGCGTACGCTGGCCAGGCCACTGTGTGCTTTCGCCTCAGGCCCCACGGCCCCGGGGTACCGGTACTTGTTTGTCTACTCCTGCGTAGACTACCCAGCAGTCGACTCCGGCGAAGCCCCCGGTGCGCCCTAGCCCCCTATTTACGGGGTTTCCCCACCCCCATTTTCGAGGTTTACGCCCCCATGCCGCCGCTCCCCCCGGCCACTGTATGGAGATCGGATCCCCAACCTACGCGGCGCTCCTGGCCGCCTCGTCCGCTGGTGCGCGACTTAAGGGTGGGGGGTCTCGCTGCCCAAACCCCTTGCGCAGCAACGACTCTTGGCCATCGCGCAGGGTCCACACATAGACGTGCCGATGGCCTGGCCCTCCCCCCTGTCGACCCGTGAGTAGGCCACTGACCCAGATGTCAAGTCGCGTGTCTGGTTCTATGGCCAGGAAATGGAGGGGTGTACGGGGGGTGGTAGTTGGTACGTGCGTACGCAGCCGATGGCTGCACAGTGACCAGCGAGCCATGGGCATGCAGGTGGTGGTGGTGTCTGTCTCTCTCTCTCTCATGGTGAGGAGGTAGAGGGGCGGTTGTCCCAGCCCCCCGATTCCCGTAAGGGGCTTACCAGGGAGGCAGGATGCTGACGGCCAGGGTGATCATGGTGTGCCAGGCATCACGCACGGAGCGGATGCTCTCCTCCAGGGTGATGTGGTGGTCGTTCATGAGAGACGGATTGCCCGGTCGCTTGTGCCCCCGAAACCTCAGAGGGCAGTGAGCCAGCACACACAAGAGCGCGCCCACTGGCCGACGGGGGTTGCAGCCAGGGACGCGCTCAGTGGGAGCCTACTCCGGACGTCGCAGGGTGTACGTGCCAGGGATCAGATCGTCCGGCCAGAAGATCTCCTGACGGGGCTGGTAGCCGGGGACCTCAGCGACCAGCACGTCAGGGGGCAGCGGCTCGCCGTACGTGTCGATCCACATCTCGGCCACCTTGGGGTGGACGACGATCTTCTTGTCCATGTCGTTGGCCTGACGCTCGGCGGCCACGCAGTGGACACACCCCAGCCCACCACATCGACAATGGGCAGCGACGGTCATGAGAGCACCACGGCTTCGCTACCAGTCAGCCCGATGTGCCGCCGCTCCACAGAGAACACCGGGTGGTAGGTGTACTCCATGTCGATCAGCACCTCCATGTTCTTGTCCTGGTAGACGCCCAGGCGCTGGATCAACTCAGCGATGGTCATGCCGTCGCCGCCTGCTGCTCGTTGTCCCTGACCTTGCGGGCCCACATCAGGATGGCCTCGGATCCATCCGGGTCACCCTTCACCACGGCTGCGTGCTCGGCCCACGCGAACAGGTAGTCGCTGGTGAAGTAATCACCGTTGGTCAGGGTGGGGTACTTCTCCAGCCAGGTCTCCATCTCCTTGAACAGGCGCTCGCGCTTCTCCTTGGCCAGTTGCGTGGCCAGCGAGACCTTGCACAACTCGTCACCGAGGCGGTCAGCCGCACCGACCAGTCGCTGGTTGCCCACGGTCACCATGGGCTGGAGCGCCAGCAGCACGGTTCGCAGGTCTTCCAGGTCTACGGTCACGGTGGTCATCTCTTACCTCCGAAGATCCAGCCGTTGGGGCACTCAACCCGGCCCCCCAGGGTAGTGACCGCGAACGTCTGCGCGCCGTTAGTCACCGTGTACACACGTTGTCCGCACGCGGGACAGGTCACGCGTACACCACCTTGCTCACCAGCCATACCAGCCGGTGGATCTCTTCGTGCATGGCCGGTGACAGGTTGGCGGGGTCGACCACGCGCACTTCCTCGTCCTGGCCGATGCCTCGCAGTTGTGCTCCGTGGGTGACCACACGGAAGTTGCCGGGCCGCAGCCCGGCCTCGCGGCGCGCGTAGTAGTCGCCACGGCGGTAGGTGCTGGCGATGATCGTGATCACGTGCGAACACCTGCGCGCACGTCCGCCAGTTCGTCCAGTGCCCGGGTGAGGTTGACCATCGCAGTGGCCTCTTCCCACGAGGACATCAACTCGGCCTCGGGGCTCTTCAGCACCGCGTGGGCCTTGACCACGTTGTCGGCTGCCTCACGCAGAACGTCCAGTTCGGACCTGCACGGGACCCCGGGGATGTCCTGGCTGTGCAGGTACTCCCCCAGGGATCCGGGGCGGTGGGTGTGCTCGCTCACAGGCGCTCCTCGATGGTCACGTCCGCCAGGTCGACTGGCATGCCGTGGTAGGTGATCTTGTTGACGTCGGTGAAGTAGCCGACGAGGTAGCCGTTCTCGGTGCGCACCCGGATCTTGGGTATGCCATCCAGGTACACGAGAGTGGCGATGTACAGGCTCACTGACCCGCCGCCGTGAGCACCACGTCACCGTGCCGCAACCCCTGGAGGATGAACCAGAGCGCTTCACGCATCGGCTCGGGCCCGCGCGACTCGATCATCTTGGCCAGCGCGCGGTAGGACTGCGGGCTCACCTCCTTGGCCTCAAGGGTGAAGGTGAACGTCTCGTCAGCCACGGTCGTTCTCCTCCATCTCGACCAGCAGGTCGACCAGTAGGGCCTGGGCGATGGCCGCCCGCACGTTCTGGTGGAAGAACTTGGCGCGTGCTCCGAGAGCCGCGACGACGCCAGCGGTGGTCTGGGGGTCCCAGGCCCAGATGTCCTCCGTTGTCGGGATGACCGGGGCGGTGGTCTGTGCCATGTCTCTCCTTGGGTGGTGGCGACGGGCTCGGTGCTTGGCGTCCCTGATGAACGCCCGGCGCTGGGCCTTGATCATCAGAACTTGGAGGCGCAGATCGGGCCGATTCCCGCTGCGATGGACTGCTCGTCGGTCAGCGTCCGGCCGCAGTTGCAGCAGGTGCCGTAGAGCGAGCCGTACTCCTTGGCCTGCTCCAGGGTCATCTTGTGCTCGGGCTTCAGGCCGTTGGCCGCCAGCGATCCCGCGTAGTCGAAGTGGGCCTCGCCGTGACCGTCCTGCACGAGGCGCTTGGCGTAGCAGCCGGTCTTGGCCAGGTTGTACTGGACCTTGAAGACCACGCCGTCCTTCAGGTACATCCCGTCCTTGCGCTCGGCCAGGGCCTGGGTGGTGGTGAGCGCCGGGCGGGGGCAGGACTTGAGCGTCGCGATCAGGTCGGACGCGCCAGCCTTGGTCAGGGTGCCCGCCTCCATGTTGGCGATGAGGGTGCGGTCAGCGCCACCGGTCGGGAGGACGCTGAGGTCGCGCTGCTCGATGAGCGACTTGATGAAGTTGACCTGCGCGTCGCTGGCCTTGGGGGCGACGACCTCGACGCCCGCGCGCACCGGACGCTTGAGCAGCGCGTCGATGAAGCGCGAGGCGGAGTCCTTGCTGACCTTGGCCAGGTCGGCGGGGATGCCCAGGCCTACGGTGTCGCGCTCGGCCACCAGGCGGGAGAGGAAGGACAACTGGCGGCCCGTGACGTAGTGGACCTGGAAGGTGCCGTACTGGTTGCTGGTGGCCGACCCGCCCACGCGGCCCGTGTACTTGGAGGCGTCCTCGCGCTCGGCCTGCGCGGCGTCCTCGACCATCTGAAGTTCGGCCTCGATGGCGGCCAGGTCGCCGAAGACGTCGTCAGCAGGGGCAGCGGTGGTGGTAGAGGAGGTCATGCCTCAAGTATGGGGCTGGGGGAACCGGTTGTCCAGGGGTTTCGGGGTGTTTCTTGTCAGCCGGTTGGGGGATGCGCCTTCTGTCGCTTCTCCCAGTCCTTCTGCTCCCAGTCCTCCCCGGTGCTCGTGATCAGCGGGTTCGGACGCAGCGGGTTCGACCGCAGCGAGAGCGTGGCGTGGATCTGGGCGAGCCGCAGCATGTGCGTGTGGTTCGTGTACTCGCCGTTCTCGACCCCCGTCAGGATCGACTCGGCTCGCCGGTAGTGCTCATCGGACGACAGAGGACGGGTGGCCATCAGACCGTCACCTCTTTTGTGGGCTCGGCGCGGTTGCCGTAGAAGCCCGGATACGTACACCACGTGCCTCCACCCTTGACGTGGATCCACCAGCCAGAGGGGCCGCTCTTCGTGACCTCCTGACGGCAGTGCAGGCACCCCATGTCAGTCACCCACCCTCAGCGCGCGGCGCAGCAACGTGTTCTCGTCCGTGATGCCCTCGTCGGCCAGCGGTGAAGCGAACTGGAGACCGGCGTACGCCATGTCGTGGTCCCAACCCAGGCCGCGCAGCGCGCGGTAGATGTTGATCTGCCAGGCCGGGATCTCCCAGCCATCGGCCTCGACGTAGCCCGACGCCTCCAGGCCGTGGGGCACCGCGCCTTCGACCCAGTACGACGTCATCGGCGTGGTGCCGATCTGCGACTGGGCAGGCGGTGCTTCCTTTTCCTTGCCCGTCAGCCAACGCAGCAGGGTGGTCATGGCTACCGGCTCCTCATCATCTTGTCCTGGTAGTGCTGGGCCATCTCGGCCAGGTCGCGGTAGGACTCGGCGACGGCCGCGTCTTCGTCCTCCATGTTCACGGCCTGCTGGTTGAAGTAGTCGACAGCGTGCCCCAGCAGCATGGAGATGGTGTCCGCGTCGCTCGCGGTCAGGGTGATGTCCTTGTCCGTCATGACGCGTCCTTCCTGATGACCTTGGCCGCGTCCAGCATGAGCGCATTGAGCGCGCCCGCGATGCCGATCTCCTCGACCTCGCTGTTGGCATCCGGCTCGACGTTCAGCCGGATCACGTGGGCGGCCCACTCGGCCTTAGGGCCCACGTGCCGGTTGGCGTCCACGAGCACCGCGTAGTCCGCGTCCTCGTAGCCGTCGGGCAGGAAGATGGTTACCTGCTTGCTCATGGTCAGCCTTCCGTGTAGAGCGAGAGGACGAAGGACATGTAGGGCTCGGCGTGGACGCCCTTGGGCAGCACGAGCGCCTTGCGTGGGGTGGTGCGGTAGTTCGGGAGACCAGCCTCGGCCCGCAGTGCGCGGTCCTCCTCGGTGTCCTCCCCGTGGATGCGCGTCATGGCCCAGTCGTCAGGGCCGTCCTCCCAGATGATCTGGTAGACGCCGTCCAGCCCCTGGAGGAGCACCGGCTGGGTGTCGATGGTCGGGCCGAAGTTCTCACCGTCCAGGATCAGGTCGGCGGTCCACTTGGCGAAGTAGTCCTTGACCGCCTGGAGGGCGGCCTCGGCCTGGTCGCGGGTGACAGTGGTGGGCACGGCGCTCTCCTTGGTGGTGGTCTGCTGGCTGAACTCGTGGTGGTGACGGACCCACCAGGGCACGGTGCGCTCTGTGGTGGTCATCACTCCTGTCCGGTGGTGCTGTTCTCGCCGTACCGTTCGGATGCGGGGCTCAGTGTTTCGGTGCCGACGTACACGGGGCCGAAGTCAGTGGTGGTCATGAGTCCATTGTGGGGCCTACGGAAGCCGTTGACAAGGGGTTGGGGGTAACCTCTTGGCAGTCCCTGACAGCCGCTCCGGTGGCCTTGTAGGCCGCTTCCAGGGCATCTGCCACCTCGTCCCTGCCCACGCCGCGCAGCAGGCGCAGCAGGGTGCTGGTGAAGACGTCATCATGACCGTGGTCAGTAGTTGCCAGGTGGTGCGCGTACTCGTGCAGAACCACGATGTCAGTCCACGCCCAGTCACCCGACGGACCGATGCTCTTGGCCGGGATGTGCATCACTCCCCCGCCGTAGTACGCGCGCGTGGTGACCATCGACACCTCGACCATGCAGCCCTTGCGGCCCTCGGGGATCCAAGGCAGCCGCTCGGCGATCTTGATCAGGGCCTTGACGTGGTCGGCGCTGGGGAGGTGGACACCGAGGTGTCGCACCTTCCACTCGGCCCGGTACGCGCGCTGGCGCTGGTGGTCACTCATGCCTGCTCACCCTCCAGGTAGTCCTGCCAGCGGTTGGACGGGCGCTCGTACTTGGCGACGTTCGGCACCCGCAGGTTAGCGGTCAGGGTGTTGGTCTTCTCGGCCACCAGCCGGGCCATCTCGTCCTGGTGGCGCTGGATCAGCACCTGAAGGGCTGCCGCAGCGGCGTTGCCCACGACAGCGCGCTGGGCCTGCTCGTAGTCTGCCCACGAGGTTTGGACCTCGCTCCACTTGGCCTGCGCCGCGCGCCACGCGTTCTGCGCAGCCGCGTTGCGACGCTGCTCCTCGCGCGCCTTGCGGGCCTCCTCGGCCATCCGGGCCTGGTACGCGCTGGCGCTGGACGGTCCCCACACCAGCACCATCTCTCGGCCGCCGGACCACGCGGACTTGGTGGCCCGTGCGATCTTGATCCGCGCTGTGTCCTGCTCGCGCATGTCGTAGTCGCTGCGTTGCTTGTCGATGGTCACGATGTAGTTGGCGGTGGTCACCTCGCGGACGACACCCTCCGCGTGCATGTGGTTGCTCTGACCCTTGGTCGTCTTGAATGCGACCACGGAGCCGACCGGGAACCCGGCCTTCTCGGCCTCGTCCTTGGCGGCGGCGTAGACCTGCTGCGACTCGGTCTCAGCGAGCAGCACCTCCCGGTCGCGGCGCACCATCGACAGGATGTGCTCGGCGACCTGGCGGCCGGACATGCCCTCAACGTCTCCGTTGAAGTAGCGCGTCGCGCGATCCATGTCCCGGTCTTCCAGGTTGTCGAGATTGCGCGCTAGAAGCGCCCAGGTGCTCCGGTTGAAGTACGACGGGGACACGCGGATCTTCCGCTCGAACCACGAGTCGCGGGCCGCTTCGGCTGCGGCCTGGGCCGCCTCCATCTCACTCTTCAGGCGGTCGTGCCGGTCCCACACGTTCTCGGACGAGACCTGCGCGACCTCTTCCTCCAGGTCGTCAAAGTCCAGGTCGCCGAAGACGTCGTCCAGGGTCGAGGTGCTCACGTCAGGCTGCCTTCACAGTCGAGGTCCAGAGACCGGTGGGTGCGTAGTCCACGAGGTAGGCAGCGGCGGTTCCCGCGCCCTGGTGGACGTCGAGGACGAGGCCGGTCGTCCAGGTGTGGTTCATCGGGAGGCGGTACTGGACGCGGTCGCCGGGGGCGAAGGTCTTGGTCATGTCTTCAGTATGAGGCTTCCTGCGAGGGTGGTCAAGTCTCTTCGGGCTACCACTTGTCAGTGGTGGAGGGGAGAGGGAGCCCCCGGTAACTCCCTCTCCCCCGGGCCTGGCCCCCACCAGCGTCGGCACGAATCGCTCGTGTGCGGTGCGGGTGGTCCCACGTCGCGACGTGGGGGCCAGACCGGATCCTCACGAGGCCTTGCGGCCGGTGAGGAGGTCGATCACCTCGTCCATGACCGAACCCTCGGTCAGTTCCTCGGTGCTGCCCTGGCCCTGGTTGACTGCGTCGCAGATGACCTGCTTGCGGGCGACCACGGACCGCAGGTGCTCATCAATGGGCAGGTCCACCACGAGGTGGGTGGCCATGACGGACTCTTCCTGGCCGATCCTGTGGACCCGGTCCTCAGCCTGGTTCAGGTTGGCCGGGGTCCAGTCCTGCTCCACGATCAGCACGTCGCTGGCAGCCGTGAGGGTGATGCCGGTGCCTGCCTTCTTGAGCCCGCAGACGATGACCCGCGCGCCCTTGGCCTGGAACCGGGCGATCTCGGTCTCGACCTTGGTGTCGTTGTCGTCGCCGTGAACCCGGGCGACCGAGACACCGGCGTCGACCAGACCGTCGTAGATCCCGTCCTGGACGTCCTTGTGCGTGGCGAACACGACCAGCGAGCGCTCGCTGTTGCCGACGAACTCCTCGGCCCACTCGACTGCCGCCTCGACCTTGGCCTGACCGGCCAGGCGACGCAGCAGGTTGAGGCGAACCAGCGCCTGGGCGCGCGCCGCGAAAGAGGCCTTCTTCTCGCCAGCCGTCTCCAGCAGGAACGCGATCACGTCCTTGGCGGCCCGCTCGTACTGGCGCGCGATGTCGGCCGGGGCCTCGCAGTACGCGTCCACGCGGCGCTTGGCCGGGAGGTCGGGCAGCACGTCGCACTTCAGCCGACGCACGTAGCAGAGGCTGCGCAGGCGCTCGTTCAGGCCTTCCAGGGTCTCCTGGCTCGTGCCCTCGACGTAGGTGCGGAAGAACTCGGCCTTGGAGCCGAACTCCTTCCAGCGACCGATGACCTCGATGAGCGACAGGATCTCGTCCGCCCGGTTGAGGACAGCCGTGCCGGTCAGGGCCAGGCGCAGGGCGCTCGGGTCCAGCCGCTGGGCCAGTGCGTGTGCGGCCTTGGCCCGGCTCGACTTGTCGTTCTTCAGGTAGTGCGCCTCATCGAAGACAACCGACTTGACGTTCTTGAACAGCAGGTCGCCGGTCAGCGGGTCACCGACCCGGTAGCCGACCCACGCTGACAGGACCGCGTAGCCGATGACGACCACGTCCGCGCCTGCGATGGTGGCAGGGTCCGGGGTGACGCCCTTGGCGATCACGACCTTGCGCTGGGGGTTGAACTTGCCGAACTCCCGAACCCAGTTGCGCACGAGGTGCGGGGGGCAGGCGACCATGGCCGGGTACGCGTCGGCGTCCTCGATGGCAGCGATGGCCTGGATGCTCTTGCCCAGCCCCATCTCATCGCCGATGATCGCGCGGCCGTCCGCGTGGTCGAGGACGTACTCGACGCCCGCCTTCTGGTAGCCGTACAGGAACTGGGACAGCGCGACCTCGCGGTCGGTGTCCTGGGCCTTGCTGGCCTCAATCGCAGCGGCCTTGCGGGCACGCTCGGCGGCCTCGGCGGCCAGGAGCGCGGCGTACGCCGCCTCGACCTCGTCCAGACCGAGGAAGCGCTCGGCGAACAGGAAGTCGACAACCTCCTTGGAGAGGTCGACCACGTTGATCTTCTTCGAGCGCAGGTAGGTGCGTCCGGGCAGGTCACGGACCTTGAGGGAGAGCGCGTCGTCCTGGCGCTCGTCCACGTTCTTCCAGACGAGCGCGACCTTGTCCTTGACGACCTTGGCGGCCTTCACGACGCGGGTGATCTCGCCCTCGGGAGCAACAACGAAGTCTGAAGTGGTGGGGTGCATGTGTCCAGAATGAGGCCTGGCCAACCGGTTGTCAAGCACTTTACCCAATCTTCTTGCGTGTCGCTCAGAGGGGAAAGCCGACACAGCGGCTGCCCTGGTGGTGGGAGTCGCGGGCGCAGTCGATGTCCAGCCACACCTCGGCCTGGGTCACAGTGCAGCCCGCTCGGGCGCATGCCTGGTCGCGCCCGGGGAACACGTGGCCCTCGACGGTCACCGCGTCACCTTCGCCACGGCTCGGGGTTCGCGCTCGGCACCGTCGTCCAGGTACGTGACCCACGACGCCAGGCTGGCCTGGGTGGCGGACAGCCGCTGCTGGGCGATGCGACGGCGGGCCGCAGGCATCGGCTGGTCGAGCAGGGTGCGGAGCCAGGCGACCTCGGCGACCCGCTTGTTGATCATGGCCTGCGCCTCACGGGCGCGACGGCTGTCGGCCTTGGCGCGGAACGGGGACGGCGTCCCCATCGCGGCCAGGTCGGCCCGTCGGCTGTTGCGCGCGAGCGTGGTCACACCCACAGCCCGGGTGCGACCTGGACGGCCCACGCGTCGGCGTCCTTCTCCCAGCGGACGCGCTCGGCCTCGCTGGCTGCCAGCCAGGAGGCGGCCTCCTCGGCGTGACCGGGGCACGAGCCGTCGACCGTGGCGTCCGCGCCGCAGCGACCCGTCTGCGCGCCGTCCTCGGTGTAGACCGCCACCAGGGCAGAGCACACGACGGGGAGCGCCCAGCCGTTGGCGTCGGTCATGACCGCCCACGAGAGACCGGAGCCGGATGCGGCCGGGCGGACCTGGCCGCCTGCTGCCACGAACGCGGGGACGTGCTCGGAGATGACGCCTGCGCGCCAGGTCGAGCCGTACGAGCCGATGAAGTCCTGCGGGGCCTGGGCGCGGTTCGTCATGTGTCCAGTATGGGGCCGTCCGAACCGGTGGTCAAGGGGTTTCGCGGAGATCCTTGACTACCGGTGAAGGTCAGACCAGCGCGCCGACCAGATCGACCAGGAGGGCGTACGCCGTCTCCTCGGTCTCCTGGGGCTCGATCACGGCGGTGCCCAGGAACGAGAGCAGCCGACCGCGCTGGTACTCGGCCAGAAACTGCGCCCGGCTCCTGACCGGGCCGACCTCGGCGTCGTTGGTGGCCGCGTCCACGCGGACGATGAGGGCGGCGTGGTTGGCGCTGACCTCGACCTCTTTGACCACCGACGAGTGCGCGTAGAGCGCGCGCCGGATCGCGTCCGGGTCCCGGGTCAGCACCGGGAGGAACAGGCTGTACGTGATCATGATGTCACTTCCTCTTCGCTGCGCGCTTGGCAGCCTCGTCCAGCACGGTCTCGGTGGTCTTGCCTTCCTTGGCAGCGACGGCCTGGGCGACCTGGGCGACGCCCTCCGGCGGGTAGGAGGGGTGGCCGCCCTCGCGCCCATCGGCCTCGTACCAGCCCTTCCACTGCGCCGCATCGGTCAGCCACGAGCGGGCAGCAGCCACGGTGCCCAGGTAGTGGACGTCGATCTTGATCACCCGGTCGGGCTCGTCGGTGAAGAGCGCCTTCTCGACCTTCTTCGCGTCCCGCGCTGCCCGCTTGGCCTCGCGCTCCTCGCGCGCCGCCTTTCGCTCCGGGGCCTCCAGCACCGAGGGGCGCGCGAGCACCGCGACCGGTGCCCACGGGAAGCAGACGGTGCATGCCGACTCGCCCGCCAGGTCGACCAGCGCCTCGGCTGTCATGCCGGACTGCTCGGTCAGCCACGCGTACTGGGTCGTCGGGAAGCAGGTGTCGCACGAGGTGGAGGAGTGGACGTGCCCGTTGCTGTTGGTCACGAGGTAGTACCGGGTCCAGCGACGTGCGGCGTACTGCGCCTCCAGCGGCTCGGCCTCGTTCCCCAGGCGGGTGATCTCGGCGTCGGCCGCGTTGATCACGCGCTCGGCCTCGGCCTGCTTCTCCGGGCTGTTCCAGTAGTACGCCGCCTCGTAAGTGCCCTGCGCCGCGACGATCCGGCGGAGGTTGGCGAGCGCCTGGTCGCGCTCGGCGCGGACCTTGGCCTCCTCCCAGTAGATGGCGGCGAGGCGGGTGTCGATCTGAGCGGGCGTGGTGAGGTCCATGGCTCCAGTGTGGGGCTTCCGTGGGTGGTGGTCAATAGGTTTCACAGAAAGGCTTGTCAGTCGATGCTGTCGTCGCGAAGAATCACCCAGAGGAAGGCGACGACGGACACGATGAACAGCGCGACGGCAAAGGGCCGGTCGAGCATCAGGCCTCCACGATCCAGTACGCGACACCCTCGCGCGGGAAGACGTAACGCCGTCCGCTCTTCGTGGTCAGGGTGACCTCGTCGTCCGTGGTGGTCAGCCGACCCCGGACCTGGACACCGTTGTCGCCGTCCTTGAGGTGAACGGTGGTGAGAGGCCAGGACGACCCCTCGCGGGGGCAGCACGTCTCGCCGTAGGGGCAGGAGGAGGAGTTCGGGTACATGATCAGTACTCGCCCTTCAGGTTGAGGGTGGCGAGGATCCGCCGCTGGTCGGAACGGCCGCCCTTGACCCGGCGGTCCTTGGTCGGGCTGAACCGGTCGGTCCGGCTCCCCCGGCGCAGTTCCTGCACGCGGTCCACGTGAGCGTCCCGGTAGGTCTTGCTCATGACGTTGTCTCCTGGTCCTGTCGGCAGCCGCCGCACGGTGCAGAGGCTGGGTCGCACTGGTTGTCGAGGTGAGGGCAGAGCCCGAAGTCGTCCACGGTCACCAGCCACTCGGGGCGAAGGAGTCGGCCCGCTCGGCGCTGCCGTAGTACGCCAGCCGGTCGTCCTCGACGGCCTGGTACTGGCGCTGGTGGTCAGCGGCGTGGGTGGGGCAGAGCACCTCCCAGGGCTTCCGGCCGTAACCGCTGGGGGCGACTGCGAGACCGGTCCCGCTCGGGACGTGGGCACCGCAGTGGCAGGTGCCCGACTTGCGGTTCATGATGGCGCGGCGTCCGGTTGACATGCCTCCAGGTTGAGGCCCCGTGAACCGGTTGTCAAGGGGTTTCGCCCGGTGTGTTGCGTGTGAGGGGTCAGCCAATGGCCGGGGCAGGGAGTCAAGGCGGGCCAGGGCAGCAAGATCCCGAAAGGAGAATGTCGAGATGTCTTCGGCAATCACTTTCTGATGGCCGGTGCCCCAAGTGGCGCGCTTCTGGTAAATCGGTTTACGGTTAGCCGGTTTACGGTTCGGCGTGTCCCATCGACCGCGTTCTGTAGCCCAGATCGGTCGCGGACTGTAGCCCAGCCTGTGTGCTCATCGGTCCCCGAATCGGTCGGGCTCGCGCGACACCAGTACGCAGGGGTTCGGTCGGTGAAATACCAACTACCTTGCGAACCTCAGTCGATGACCTCAGCGTCCAGAATCGGTGAGTCCTCCATGGCCCGCTCGACCGAGATAGGGCCGCCGGGGAGTGCTCGGACGGAGTCCCCAGCGTCCCTCCCGAAGATTCGCGAGATCATCCCGGCCTGGCCACGAGCCTGTGCCTGGATGTTGATCGAGACCCGCTCGTCCTGGCTGTCCTGCTTGCGCTGGATCATCTTGCCGAGGCGGTCGAGTTCGTTGGAGAGGTTGGGATCCGCATATCCGCCCTCCAGATCCTCCGACATCCGCATGAAAGCGACCCTCTGGGCCTGGATTTCGATGAGGGAGTCCTGGAGAGCGTCCAGTTGGTCCTTGGTGCGGATCTCCATCGGGATGTCATAGACGCAGTTGCTCTTGGGCTCCATTGCCGGACACTTGGACGCCAGGAAGCAGGTGTCGCACATCCGGAGGGACTCCGAACGGCTGTTCAGGAGGGTGATCTCCTGCTCCTCCGGGGCCCCGTCCTCCCCGAACCCAGGGACCGTCTTCGTGATCTGTCCGAAGATGGGCAAGTTGATACGTTCGCGAACCTTCAGCACCGCCGAAGTTGTACCTTCGTACGCAGCCTCCGGAGCCTTCGTATCAACATCTGTGTCGTCGGTGACCACGTTCGCTCCTGACGTCTGTTCGGCGAAAGAGTTACTACTTTCGCCCTCCGGGACCACCGCGAGGTGTCGGCGGTCGATCTTGGCCTCCAGTTGACGCCAGGACCACAGCGACAGTCGAAGCACCTCTTTGGGGTCGTCGTTCTCTATCAGTTCCGGATTCAGACCGGCTCCGGAAATGACGGTGCGGTGCCGCTTTCGCGCCTGCTCCTTCATCTTCTTCGGGTAGCGCTTGAGTTCCCGACCGGTCCACACAATGGTGTCGCCGTACTGGGCCGGGGAGAGCCACGAGATTGTCGAGATGGAGTGCCACGGGAGGGTCTGCATCTCCTCGACCTTGGACATGTTGACCCCGTGCAGCCACGTCCCGTAGGTGCGGTGAAGCCTGCCGAGGAACGGCGCGAGGTCCCTACCGCCCATCGCTGAGGCGGTCACGCCGACCTGGGGGAAGCGGTCGCACAGCGCCTCCAGCGCCCCCAGGCCTTGTTCAGCGTGCCAGATGGGGACGAACTTATCGGTCGGGATGTCAGCCCAGAAGTCGGTCCGCTGCCGCTCCATCCAATCGGTCCCGAGGGCCAGGGCGTCGAACTCGGAGACCATCGCGATCCGGTCCAGGTTGGCCATGACCAGAGATCGGTACTTCTCGTACAGGTCCAGGAGGGTGTCCTCTTCGATGTCGTCCCGCTTGTTCAGCGAGTGCGCACCTGAGTCGAGGAAGACCTGCTGCCAGTCCGGGTACCGCTCGGCGACGATCCAAGGCTTGGTGAACTTGTTCCTGCGGCCGAGGCCGACGAAGGACAGGGCGACATGCGGGATCTGCTCCTCTTCCAGGAGCGTGCGCCAGCCAGGGATCTCGCTCCCGCCGTACCAGATCTTCATGTCGTTCCCCAGGTCGGTTCTTCGTTGGATCAGGGATTCGCTAGAACATGGACCCCTGTCCGGGTCCAGCCTGCTTCTTCGGATTCGGTCGGGGTGTGCGAGAGGACACGGTCATGCCAGGGGATGCGACCCGACCCCGGGATGACGGCATGACCGGGACGTTGGCCTTGCGCCGGGCGGACGCCTTCAGAGACGGCAGGGTCTTCCTGGGAGCCGGAGTCGCAGACTCGGACGGGACGGACGGAGGGGTCGAGCCCGTGTGGTCGGCGTCGTCGTTCTGACGCAGGTGCTCGATGTTCCCCAACTCGCTCTGCTCGATCTCGATGGACCGCTGCGCCTGCACGTTCATGGGCTGGACCGACCTCGGGTGCTCGCGGGTCCACCACTGATTCTGAGCATTGGTGACGAACTGATGCACGTTCAGGATGCCGCTCACAGAACCTCCTCATAGGGCCGCGAGTCGGCCGCGCGCATGGTCCGCTGGCGGTCTACGTTCGCAACCAAAGTGTCCCACGGAGTTACTTCATGCTTGTGATCCGGACGAAACTCGGGACGTAGGTACTCGGGCCGCACCGACAGCAGTACGGGGAAGGAGTGGTCGGTAAGAACGGCGGCGACGCCAGGGTCGGCCACCACCACGAACCGGATGTCCGTCAGGGTCGCCTCGGCCCGCTTCATCTGTGCGAGCCAGCGCTTCTCGTCCTCCTCGGAGTCCTCAGGCTTCGCGACCAGCAGGTAGTGCGCGCCCTTGACTCCCGCAATCTGCAACCACTGGTTGACCTTGTCGAGGTTGGTCTCGCTGCTGACCAGCACCACCGAGAATCCCTTCTTCAGGGACTCGAAGAGCATGATGCCCCCGTCGATGGGGGTTCCACGGTGGTCCTTGAGGATGCCCTCAACCGAGAGCACGACGGCGCTCACTTCTTCGGCCTCTCTTCCCCGGTGTAGAACTTGTGGCAGGACGAGCAGGTGTGGACCGCGTCGTCACCCTTGGCCCCCGCTACGATGGCCGACCTGGGCGTCCACCCACTGACAGGGTTGTGGCAGTCCGACGAGTAGCACCTGCGGTCCTTGCTGAAGCCGTACTCGTTAAACTGTCGTGGGCTCAGGTGATCGGAGGCGGCCATCAGAATAGTTCCTGCTGCTGGTGCTGGCCGAACTGCGGACCCAGGTGGTCGAGCGTGCGCCGGGGGCCCGGCCGCGTGGTGAGGTAGCCGGGGTAGTGGCTGGCTAACTCCCGGGTGTTGAATCGCTGGTCGTACGTGCCACCGGGGACGTGCTTCGCGTCCTGGTACGGGCTATTGGGGTGGGGGACGAAGTGGTTCTCCATGAAGGTGTCCGCGAACCCCTCGGCGCGGCCCTTGGCCTGCGGGGCGTAGGTCCGGTGGTCCTGCTGGAGCAGGGGATCCAGGGTAGTAGCCGTGTGGCCCTCGCTCAGGTCGACGTGGTGCCCCAGTTCGTGGATCAGGGTGGCACCCGCCTTGTGGATCGAGACGTCGGGACCGACCTTGAGGTCCATGGTCCGGGTCTTCGGCCAGTAGGCACCTTGACGACCCTCACCTGTCGCTGCGCCGATGCGCGCGATGCCCTGCATCTGCTGCGCGGGGACAGACGAGCGTGCCAGTTCCTGAGTGACGAATGAGCGCAACTGTGGGCTGTCGTAGCGTGGTTCTCCGGCCTCGTTCACTCCCACCTGGCGTGGTCGGTCGCCTCCGACGACGGGTGTGTGTGCCAGGGCGTCACGAACCTCGGCCAGTCGCTCGGGCGCGTAGCCACGGGCCCACTTATTGCCGGACTTCTGTCCGCCTTGGAAGAGGGTGCCTTGGCTGCCCGGCGCGGCCTTGATGTTCGACCTCATGTCGAACTCGGGTCGGGAGCGTCGTGACATACCGCAAGTCTACCGGTTTCTGAGAACCGGTTCCGATGAGTGCCAACCCCGAAGGTTCTTGAGGTTGATCCACCCATAGGCGATGCACGAGATGTAGAAGCCCCACTGATGGGTGGCCGTGGCGTACGTGGCCCAGAGCACCTGAGCACAGATACCGACGACGAACCCGCGCCAGTCCTTCCTACCCACCAACCAGAGCCCGAAGACTCCGATGATGGTGAGAAGGAAGGACCAGAGCATGGGCGTCACGCCTCTGGGAGTGCGACCTCGATGGAGCCGCTGCCCGCGTAATGGAGAGCGGTCGACTCGTCTAGCCCCGCTGTGCGCGCCGTGTTGATGAACTCCTGGAGGTCGCCGAGAGTGACGGGTGACCCAGCGGTCCACACGTTCAGTGAGATGACAGTTCGCTTCTGAATAGCCATGGTGATTCCCTCCTCTCAGATCTTGAGACGGGAGCGGATCTGGGCTTCCTCCTGCGCGGCCTTGACCTGCTGCATCTGCTGCATCAGTGCCGCCTGGACCGCCTGTCCTGCGGCCTGGCCGGACTCCGCAGCGGTGATGTCCTTCTGGACGACGGCGGACATGCCGTACAGGTCGTCGGCCGTGGCCTGACGCAGCGGTCGGATCACGTTGAGGATGTCCGGGTCGGCTGTCCCGATGACCTGGCCATCGAGCGCGCGGAAGACGACGAACAGGGTGTCCACCGGCTGGCGGGCGTCCAGCCCGGCGGTCTCGGACTCCGACTCGGGCTCGACGCCTTCCGCCATGACATCGACCGCCGCCTGGTCGTCAGCAGAGAGCGAGGACAGGTCGATGACTCCAGCGAGGTTGGGCATGTGGTGCTCCGTTCTACTTGTCGAGCCCGGCCTTGCGGCGGGCTGCTTGCTGCACGAGTGAGTGGACCGGGCAGAACTCACAGAGGAAGCGACGCTGCGCGCGGTCCACGTACTTGGTCCGCTTGATGCCCGCGTCCTTCCAGGTCTGCTTGATGTCCTCGGTGACGCCGAGGGCCTTGCTGTCGTCCTTGTAGTCGCTGCACGCCGGGTTGCGCTGGTGCGCCGCGAAGCAGGTCATCGCGTCTTCCAGGAACGTGTTGCGGGCCTCGTAGAACGCTGATCCCAGACCGGTCTCACCGCCGCCGATGGCCTTGCGGATCTCGTCCTGGATCTGCGCGCGCGTCTCGGGCAGGTCCCACGCCGCAGCAGGAACCTTGACGAGGTTGCCGCTGTTCATGGCGTGCGGATGACGGCGCGCGTGCTCAGAGGCGAGGTGCTCCAGCAGGTGGTCGTTCTCGACCGGGCCCTCGTAGTCCGGCAGTTCCTCCAGGCTCTTGCACTTGAGACAGATGAGGAGGCGGACCTTGGCCTCAGCCATTGCGCAACTTCTCCAACGCGGCGCGGGCCTGGGTGTCCAGGTCGCGGTCGGCCATAGCCTGCATCGCAGCGGCGCGAGCCTTCTCGAACTTGAGCACGCGCAGCCAATGCGGAGACTTCAGGTTGACCTTGTGCTCGGGCGACGGGTTCTCCACGAGCATCCGCTCCATGCTCCGGCGCGCCTGACGGCGACCGAGGATGGTCGACTGCCTGCGGTACCGGCGCGGTGCCTTCGGGTCCCAGGTCTGGAGTCCGGTCTCCCCGTCCGTATGAACGGTGACCACCGGGCCATCGTCGGCCCCGCGCTTGGACTCCCACGTGCGCGTGATAGTCGGGGCGTCCAGGACGCTTTGGGGCGTGCTGTTGTGATGCGCCATGTATGTGCTCCTTGTGTTCGGCTCAAGTGAAACGGTACTTCGAAACCGGTTCGACGCTAGCGACACGCCCGACTATAGGGAGGCACAGAGCGGCCAAGTCGCCCAGTTGTGCGCCCCGCGACCGTTGGCGAACAGGACGTAGAAGGCGTGGTCCTGAATGGCCGGGCTGTACGCCTTGGCCGGTCCGGGCAGCCCGGTGATCGCCATCCATGTCGTGTTGACGAACTGGTAGGCACCCGACGCGGTGTCAGTCGGGTTCTGAGCCCGATAGTTTCCGTGGCTCTCGAAGTGCATGATGCACAGCCGAACTCGGTTGACCCATGCCGATGTCCCGTAGCCCGGAATCGGTGGCGGGGACGCGGCGTGTTTCGGTAGCAGATGCGCTACCGGCTTCGGTCGGGGTTTCGGTCGCACCCGGCGAGGGCTGCGAACCCGTGGCTTGGCCGCCGCCTTGGGATGCACGAAGGTCTCGCTGATCGGTGGGGTTACCTGAGGCCCCGCAGCCAGTTCTGTCGGTGTCCGCTCGTCAAGAGCAGCACCGAACAGAACCGTCAGGGGGATGAGCGCGCCCGCCAGGACGCGGCCGACCCTCACTTACCGACTACGAAACCGCGCCGCTTCCCGAGGGCGGCTAGTGAGGCGGGACCGGGGATGCCGTCAGCGGCGTTCCCGGTGTAGCCGAGGCGGTGCTGCCACCCGGCGTAAGCCTTCACTGTCAGGGTTCCGTAGGAGCCATCGACGTACTGCTTGGGCAGGAGACCCTCAGCAGCGAGAGCCTTCTCGACGGGGAGCACAGTTGACGCGTACTCCTTGGGCGTGCCAGGTGCAGCCGGGTCGTGGTGCGCAGCCGCCTGGAGACGGGACAGCGACACAACGGTCGGCCTCAAGGGATGGATGATCTTGCTGACGATGCCCTTGCTCTTGAGGTGAAGCCGGTGCAGGACCGCCAGGGCGTGCGCGTCGGGCTTCGGCTTGGCATGCGTAGGTGGCTTGGTCAGCCGCGCAACCTCGGCCCGGATCAGGCTGAGGTGCAGGGCCCATGGCCAGTCAGCGCCCGGATCGGTGTGGCTCGTGTCCTGGGGATAGGCGTGGGACAGGTCCACGTGTCCGCAGATCCCCGCGTAGCCGCGAGCGACCTCAGCCGAGGTCAGTTTCACGACGGGGATGTGGTACTTGACGCACCACATTGCGATCTGGTGGGCGGAGTAGACGAGCATCTCCTTGGCGTACGGACCGCTCCACTGTGCCGCCGAGAAGGAAGCCTCGCCTGCGTGCTCGATGTGGAGGCCAACGACGTTGCCATGCGGGCCAGCGGCCCAGGCCATGTTCTCGTCAGGGACCATACGGATGAGGCTCTTGTCGTCCGCCATCGCGTGCGCGCTGGTCGGGTTCGGGTCGTTCGCGGGCTGGTTGTGGAAGAAGTTCGCCACGGCCCGGGCGATGCCCTCCTGGAGAGGGGTCTCGGCGGTATGAACCACCACGAGCCGCGTGCGCGAGCGCAGCGGACCGTAGTGCGAAGCGGGGATGTAGGGGAAGCCGTTGTAGGTCGCCATGCGGTTGCTCCTTAGCGCCCGTCGTTTGCCTGACCACGAAGCGATGCCACGGTCATGGGGTCGACAGGCTTGGTCGGAATGAACTGCGGGGTGGCGTGCTGAACGCCATCCGGCAGCACCTTGGGCTGCTGCTCGTGAATGCCGAACCACGTGTCGTCCAAGTCCTTGCGGGACTCCTGTGTGGTGCGCTCGACATCACCGCCACGGTCGCGAGTGACCTTCTTGTACTTGCCGTCTGTCATGCCCTCGCTCAGGTCGAGGTTCATGGAACGAGATCGGGGGTATGCCATCAGGACGCTCTCTTTCCGGTTCCGTTCTTGCCCTTGCGGCGGTCGTTGAAGAGGGAGAACCCACCGCCCGATCCGTTCTCCGAGGCTTCGATCTTGTGGCGACCGCCACCATCGGAACCAGACTTCGTCCGACGCTTGTCGGTTGACTTCAGAGGACGACGACTCATGGAACCGATTCTCCCCTACGGTTCTATTGAACCGGTACTAGGACACGCCGAGAGCGGGGTATCCAGTTCCCTGGTAACCGCTCTGACTGCCCGAGAAGTCGATCCGCTGGTACAGGTCGTCCAGTCGCGCAATGTCCTCAATGCCGATCACCGGTCGGTTCGGCTGGTTCCGGTCCGGCCACATCTGGATCTGCGGGAGCGGGGGTCGGATTCCCCGGATCTCATCGTTGGAGGCGGTGTACTCCGCCAGGGCCTGCTCGATCAGCCGGTTCTCGTGTGTGTTCGCGTACAGAGAGTCGGATACCAGCCGCTCCTGGTTGCTCTCCCACGGTCCCGGGCCGCCGCCGATCATCAGAACAACTTTCCTTGGCCTTTGATGGGCTTCGCGTCGGCCTTCAGCGCGTCAGCCCCGGCCTTCGCCTCGGCGTTGCGGCTTCGCACGTGCGCGTTCCACTGCGGGTCCTTGCTGCCTGCTTCGCCACGACCCTCGTTGGCCGCCCGTCGGCGCGTCGATGTCCAGCCCGTCTCCTGCACCAGCGTGGTCGGCACGGTCCGGTCCATCCCGTGCTTGTCCTGAAGGTGGACGGAGGCACGGCGCGTCGCCTCGTTGTTCCAGGCGTGGTATACGCCGCCCGCCGTGACCGAGGTGTCACCCTTGCCGACCGCGCCCTTGGGCGGAGGGGCCTGGTCACCCAGTGACTTGGAGAGATTCGGGTGCTTGCGGTCGATGGAGATCGAGCGCTGCCAGGAGTCCTCGGCAGTGTGGCCGTGGTTGGACAGCGGACCCTCGTTGGACTGGTGACGGCCATACAGGTCCAGAGTCGCCTGGCCCTTCGGGACTTCGCCACGAATCCGCTTGCCCAGGTCGTCGGCGCGGTCCATGTACTCGTGATGCTCGGGCGTTCCAGGAACGGAGTGCTCCTGGTTCTGCGTGTAGGACCACGTCTTGGGGGCCGCACTCGGGTCCTGCGCCTGCTCGATGTGACCACGGACGACGTCGTGCGCCTTGCCAAGGGTCAGCGGGTTCGAGACAGCGCTGATACGGTCCCACTCCACACCACGCGAGTGCTTGGCTACCGAGGCCCGCGACTCCGGAGCCGCCATTGCACCGACCACGTGGCCGGGCAGGTCGGAGAACTTCACGGACTTGCCCTTGACCTCGTCCGGGACACTGACGCCGCGCGACTCCAGGTGCTGCACCAGGCGGGGGTGCATGGTGACGGAGCCCTTCTCGTTCGCGTCCGCGATCCCACCCAGAGCCTTGCGCTCGTCCTCGGGCCGTGCGCCCGGAGACAGAGAGGAGGAGGCACCGATGGCCCGGTGAACTGGAAGGTTCGGGGCGGCCTCACGGACTGCACGATGCGCGTCGAAGTACCATCCCGCGCCAGCAACCGACTCGTGGGGCATCCGGTGCGAGGTCGCTGCATCCTCGACCGCCGAGACTCGGTTACGGGTGGCTCGTCCCAGGGTCAGGTCGACACCGCCGATGGCGTCGGCCGCCTTGCGCATGCGAGCAGCGGCGACACGCTGGGTCTTGGCCGAGGACGGCTTGGACTTCTCCGCCTGGCGCTCCTTGCTGTCGGCCTGCTTGTTGGCAAGGTCGCCCAGGTGCTGGCCGTACGCGCGAACGTTCTGCGCGCCAGTCCTCTGGTCCGCCGAGGACAGGTTGTCCCACTGGAGGGGCTCTTGAGGGTTACGTTGCCGGGCCATGTTGGCTTACCTCCAGCGGGGTCGCAGTTCGGCGAGACGTGACTGCCGTTCTGGCGATGCCACGGTGAGGTCACGCATGGACGGATCCACCCCGAACTTCTGGTAGAGCGCGTCCATCTCTTGCGGCGTCAGGGCGTCGACCTTGCCCATGTGCGCCAACTTCTCTTGCGGGGTGGCTCCGGCGGCGGTCCACTTCTCACCGCGCGCCTCAGCCCGCAGACCGGCCTGGGGATCGACGTCCCCGTTCCAGCGGTAGTCGCGGGGATCAACGCGCTCCCCCTTGTGGACTCCGCGCTGATAGGACCGGCTGGTCAGTCGGTTCTGGACTTCCTTGAGCAACTTGTCCTGGCGACGGTCGATGATCGTGCCGAGGTAGCCGTCGGGGTACTCAGCAGATGGGGCCCGCTGGCCCAACATCGCCCGGCGCGCGTCCAGGACCGACCGGAAGCCGACAATCTGAGTTCCCCCACCGCCGTTGGAGCGAACGGGGGTACTCGGAAGCCCATCCTGGGTCGAAAGCCAGTTCTGGGCGCTCATCCCACACCTCGCTCGCGGGCCGAAGGCCGGGACATGAAGACGACGTCGGGCTTGCCGAACTCGGGCTTCCACGAGGCGGGCGCGTACTTCTCATCGAAGGGAAGGCGGCCGGTCTCCTGGAAGCCGTGCTTGGCGTAGATCTGGGGCAGGTGGCCGTCGAACGCGTCAAGGTGCTGTGACCGGTCGGGGTGCCGACGGTCTGCGACCTCCAGCGCAGCGCGGGTGATGCCGCTGTGCCCGGGCTTCGCGACGAGACCGCCGATGTTGACCTTGTGGTTGCCCTCAGGCTTGAGAGCGACGAAGCCAGCCGTCTCTCCCCGCGCACCATGAATCGGATGAACGGCGGCCCCGGGCTCGGGAGGGCTTACGCGCCAGTACGACGAGGGATCAGCCGACTGCAACCGAGATATGGCCTCGGTGGCTTCCTGCGCATGATCCCGGGTCACGCCCGTGTCGAAGTGGGCCCGGCGACTCCTTGTCGTAGGCCGCTGGACCGCAGCCACGGCTACGCGTCGCGACGGTCGTAGAAGTCCCGGCTACCCATCGAGGAAGGAAGGATGCGGACGTTGCGGCCGGTCAGCCCAGCCTCGGGCGCGTTCGCCTTGTACATCGGGACCGTCGGGGCACACTTGGCACCCAGGCGCTCGGCGATGTTGGCCTTGTGGGTCGCGGTCGCGGCCTCGATGGCACCGCCGGACGCGTTGCCCTTCTTGCGCGGCTTGGTGTTCTTGCTCGGCGCAGCGGACACGTTGGAAACCCGGGTCGCGACCTCGGTGCCCTCGGCCGGGAAGTTCGCGCTGCCGCCGCGCACGTCGGCGTCGGAGATCAGGTTGGTCTTGCTCGGGTCGGGGTAGCCCGTCCAAGACCCAGCAGGACGGTTGAGGGAAGCGGAAGCAGACATGCGCGGACTCCTTAGCCGAACGGCCGGTACGAGAACTTCGATGCGGGGGCGTCCAGGTAGGAGTTCTGGCGTGTCTGCCAGGTGTCCTGGGCGACCCCGTTGGGGGTGTGCAAGAAGTCGCCGCTCGGGAGCATCCGAGACCGGTCGGCCGCTGCGTAGCCGGTGCCTGAAGGAGTCGAGTCGAGAACAGATCGACGCTGGTACGGCGCTGTGTGCGCCAGCGCCTGCTGAATGAACGCAGCCCGACGACCCTGACCCGTACTCGGGCCCTGGTATGGGTTGGTTCCGTCCACAAGTTCCTCCAGGCATAGGCCTACTTGAAGTGTAGGAGGAACCGGTTGGGAAGTATCAGTTCGCCTCAACGCGGAAGACGATGGCCGAGACCTCTTTGCCGTCCGGCATCTTCACGGTGGCAAAGCCTGGTCGGCAGGTCAGGTACAGCCCCCGCTGGCCCACGTAGGACTGAGCGATGGCGATGGCCTTCACCGACTGGTTGACGGCTCCTGCTCCAATGGCCCGCAGAACCACGCGCTTGCTGTCGTACAACGCATGGGAGATAGCGGCGGCCAACTCAGAGGGAGCGCTGGTAGCGGCTACCCGCAGCAGGTTCTCCTCATCACGATCAACTTGTGCGCCCATTTCGTACCCCTCGGTTGTCAAGTGATTCCCGAAACGAGGGTACGAAGGATTCGGTCAGTCTTGGTAACCAGCCTTCTTCAGCAGTTCGGTCCCGTCCTCCAGGCGGAGGATCATGAGCCATCGGTCGATCTTCTCGGGTCCGTATCCGTTGGGCCGGTGGACAACGAAGGAGACGTCTCCGGGCTCCGCATTCGCCTCCGCCTGGCGAAGGGCCCCGAGATAGTCACTGCCCGTGGTGGCCTTCACCTCAGGGGATAGACCGGTCATCCTCATGATGTCCTTGCCAGACGCGCTCGCTCCCTTGGAGTACGCCCGGGGCCAGCCCCTCTTCTCGAACCACTGAGCGACGAGTTCCTGGGTCTTGCGCCCCCGATGAACCCGTGACCGACTAGCCAACGTACGAATCGAAGAGGGCGTTGGCCTCAAGCGCCACCGGGTCGACCGGCAGAGAGGAGGCCGGGGGGCCGGTGACGAGGGGGCCCAGGAGGGCGGTGACCTCGCGCCCCAGATCTTCCAGGGTCCCGTCGTTGTTGATCGTCTCATCGAAGTAGAAGTCGGGGAGTCCGGCGTCCGACACGTGGGCGTTCACGGGCCCAACGCCCGGGCGGACAATCTTGGCCAGGACCAGGGACGCCCCGGAGGTGTTTCCGAACGCATCGTCCAGCGCCTGGGCCTCGTTCTCGAACCGGACGTCGGTGATCACGAACCGGCCGTCCCACTGCTGCTCGATCTGCCGAAGGACGATGTCGATCCAGACCGTGTCGCTGATGACCTCCCGGCCGACCTCGGTTCCCATAGCCTGGAGGAGGACACGGACCTCGTGGTATTGCTTGGCCTCGTCCCACCCGTAGGTGTCGACCAAGTCGCGGAGCCGAACGTAGTCTTCCTTGGGAACGTCGAAGTTGAAGGGCAACACGACGCAGACCCAGGGGTTGAGCCGGTAGAGCGCCTCCCGCAGGGCATCGGCGAAGGCCAGTCGCTTGAAGCCGTAGCGCTCGATGAGCACCTTCGCCACGGTGTCCTTGCCGGACTGGGCGTAACCATGAAGACCGACGACCATTGGCATGCGGGACCTCCTAAAGGGGTTTGAGGGACGAGAAGAAGAGTTGGGCGGGAGTGATCCCCTGGCGCGCGGCTTCTGCGTCGGACGCAAGCGCCACTGCCTTGCGGGCTCTCATGTGGCGGGTGGTGACGATGCCGGGAACGGCCTCGCAGGCGTACATGACGTCCCGCTCCCAAGTGACCCGCTGTGCTTCCTGGCTGTAGGCCAGGGCACTGGCCAGCGCCGCACCACGAGCGTTCGGGTTCATGTTCTTGTTGGCCTCTTCGAAGGTGTTGACCACCTTCTGCATCTGGCGCTTCCACACCGCCTCGCGATCCTGTCCAGCGACCAGGCGTTCGGACATCAAGTCGATCATGTCTTCGAGATGGTTGTTGACGATGCTGCTGCGGAGCCAGAGGGCCCCCGCCAGCACAAGCAGGATGAACAGGACCACGACCAGTTCGATCACGGCGTGTCCCGGAACATCGGTCGGTTGGCGAACCACGCAACCCGCAGGAACAGGAACCGAAGGTCGAAGGATGACGTCATGTCCCAGTCCTGCCACCACCGGAACTCCCAGTTCCAGGGCAGCACCTCGACGCCGAGGGTCAGGCTCGGCCAGGTCATGGCGCGGTCGCGGAGCGTCAGGTCCGTGTCCTCGCAGTGACACCACTTCGTGTGATGCGCGCCCCACTGACCGCTGCGAACGCATGCACCGGACAGGCACGGAAGACCGAGACGGCGGCGGATCGAGCGCACAATGCGCCAGCGACGGGGGTGGATCATCCTTCGTCCGCCGCGACCACAGCCACCGGGTACTGCACCAGTTCCTCGGGGATGACGATGTTGACCTCAGGGCGCAACGGGGCGAAGGCCCGGTCTGGAATCTCCATCGTCAACTTGACGGCCAGAGACCCGGCCTTGAGTGTGCCGACCGGGCGGGTCTGCAACACCTTGGTCACCCTGAACGAGTCAAGCCGAGGGTCGCCGTCCTTGTCCCTGGCCCACTTGCTGAACACAGGCTCAGCCACCGCGTAGAACGTCTGCTTCGCCATCAGGGTGCCACCCTTCCGTTGAGGTTCCAGGCCACCGTGGTGAGCGGGAAGAGGTCGGCGAAGATGAACTCCATCTGCCGGGCGACCAACTCGATCTCGTACTGCGGGTGCGAGGGGAAGGTGGCCGACGGGGACGGCTCGGTGGTCCGCAGGCTGAGGAAGTGCATCAGCGAGCGCGGGTTGCAGGTGGCGTACATCGAGGAGTAGATGCCGACAGGCAGCACCATCCGGGCGACCTCTTTGGCGACACCCTCTGCGAGCATCGACTTGTACGCGCTCCACGCCGTCCCGTAGCAAACTCCGGCGGCCTTCGCGATGAGGCCCCTCTGCTCGGACGTTCCCGGCTCGAACGAGTACTCCCCGGCCTTACCCACCTGCTTGAGGGGGCGGTTGGTCGGGGGCACGTAGAAGACCGGCTCCAGTTGCCGGTACCGACCCGACGTCTCGTTGTACGACCAGCCGACCCTGTGCCGGTGGAACTCCCGGAACACGAAGATCGGGGCCTCGATCAGGAACGTCATGGACCCGTGTTCGAACGGGCTTCCGTGCCTCCCCTTCATCAGGAAGTTGAGGAGGCCACTGCTCTCGGTCGTCTCAAGGCTGGCGGTACCCAGCGTGGACACGCGAGCGGCCTTGCACAGGGTCTCGTCGTCCCCCATCTTCTGGACCAGTTCGACGGTCATGTCAGAGCGCAGCCGCATCACTCGCCGCCCTTCTGAACGAAACCGTCCACGAACTCCTGGGCGTTGGGCTCCAGCAGCGTGTCGATCTCGTCCAGCAGGTCGTCGGTGCTCTTCATCAGTTCTTGATCCGCGATGCTCTCGGTGGGAACCGGAGCCACCACATCCGCTTCCTCCGTCTTCGAGGACTGGGTGTTCTTGAACGTCTGCTCGCTCATCAGTCCTCCAGGAGTTTCTTCAGGACGAGGTCCACCCGGCCGCGCTCGACCTTCAGCGCATCAGCCAGGGCGGCCTGGTTGGGGGTGGAGTGGCCGCCGAAGTAGTAGCCCAGCGCGTCATACAGGGCCCTGGCCGCCTCCTCTGGGATCCGGACCTGGGGACTCGCAGGACGGACCCCCTCCTCGGTGAACCGGACGTGGGTCAACGTTTCGCCACCGCTCCAGAAGACCGCCCAATCCGACCCGTAGTCCGGGGAGAGGGCGACGTCCACATTGAGGAGCGCGCCGTATTCGCCACTGAACCGCCAGGGCTCAGTGGGACGAGTGACCTGAGCACGCCAGATGCTGGTCATGATGTGGCCCATGCAGGGGCGTCGACCGGGAACCCCGGGGGGACGTTAGGCAGCAGTCCAACGGGGCCGGAGAACCACTGCACCGCGTCGCAGAACGGCTTCTGACAGGACTGCTTCTCGTACTTGCCGAGGTCAAAGATGCCCTCGGACTTCCAGTCATGAACGTGCTCACTCATGCGGTGTACCTGTCCCTTCGGTTCTCGCGCGGCTCGCGGCCTACCCGACGGGTCAGTTCCCGGGACAGCACCTGTGCCTTGCGGTCGGTCGCGTTGTACAGCGCCTCCACCAACTTGCGATACGCGTGGCTGGTGGCTGCCTTCTCTGTGGACTCCAGGAACTCGGGGTCGTTGTATGCCTGTGCCTTGGCGGCAGTGACCGTGGTCTTGCCTCCGCTGTTGGCTGACGTGCTGATGGCGCGGCACCTCTCGACCACAGACAGGTCGTGTCGCTCATCGACCTCGGCCACGGCGAGTTGCGTGCCCATGTACGCCGCCCACTCCGTCAACTGGACGAACAGCGACATCAGTTGGCTGTCAGTCAGGCCGGTAGGGTCGTCGGGCAACCCGGGCACGTCGCCTCTCGGGCGCTCCGGCAGATGAAGTCCCTGAGTCGTCAACGACTCGGACGCGGCGCGGCTGCTCGACCCCATCTTCATGGGCGCTCGTCTCGCGGTCGTCCGTCGGCTCATTCTCGTAGCACTCCTTCAGGAACGGGCAGGCCTTGCAGATCTTGGTGTCGGTGCCCGTGTGGCGGGGCCTCTTGGGTAGATGTCCAGAATCGTCCAGCGCTGCTTTGATGTCAAGCGCCGCGCCGATCTGCTTGTCAACCGCTTCGGGATCGAACTTCACTTCGAACTGCTTCACCGCCTGGGTGGCCTTGTTCTCGTAGATGAAGATCGTCTTGTCGAACGGGAGCCCCATCTCGGTGGCGAGCACTCCGTAGATGAAGGTCTGCTTGAGGTGGCTGCCGAGGGGGCGCTTGATGTCACGCCAGAGCCCGTCCAGATCCACGATCTTCTTGGTGACCCCGGTCACGGTGGTCGCCTCGACGGTGTGCTTGGTCAGCAACGTGGGGTTCTCGAACCGCAGCGTCCCGGTGCCGATGGACTTGACCTCAAGGATCCCGGAACGGTACGGCAGCCCCCCGTCGGCGTGGCCAGAGATCAGCAGCCGGGGCGACGACAGGGGGACCTCGTCGTAGCGCCACTGTCCTGGCCGCATCTCCTTCTCGGGGGGTAGACCCACGTAGGTGTCGGCCTTGTCGAGCCGCGTCCACTTGCCCCAGAGCACACCCATCGCGCGCAGGTAGCCCTGGTACTTGTGATGGATGTCGTGGCCCTCTTGGAAGATGCGCTCGCGCTGGCCGCTGAACTTCTCAGCCGTGTTCGTGTACAGACCCAGACGTGCGTCGCGGATCCGGTAGTAGGTAGCACGAGGACACCAGTCAGCCTTGGCCATCTCCGAGGGATGGATGACGTCCTGCCGCCGGTCGTTCTCCTCCTGGTACTTGGCTAGGAGGTGCTCCTCCATGTCGCCGAGGATCGACTCCTTGTTCCGGGCGGTGGCCAGGGCCTCTAGGCTGCCTCGGGGTCGTACTCGTCCTCCTCCGGCTCCACTTCCTCCGGTGCGTCGTCGCACAACTCGGTTGGCTCCTGCCATGTCCAATCACCGTCCTCGATGGCCTGATGCCACGGCTTCTTGACCTCGCGGGCGTCGCGTCGCAGGCGGCGGCGGTCATGCTCGTACATGCCACCGAAGATCCCGTGCGCCAGGTTGTTGACGAGCGCGAACTCCAGGCACTGCTGGCGGAGCGGGCAGACGATGCCGTCGGCGTCCCCGTTGCAGACCTGAATAGCCTCGTCCATGTCGTCGTACCAGGGGTCAGCGTCCCGCTTGGGTGGGAAGCGGACGCACTTGGCCCTGCTCCAGTCAGGAGCCGGTGTTCTCAGGCGCATTACCATGGCGTTCACCCCCGATGAGATTCGATGTGGCCTTGAGTCCGAGGTAGTCCTCCCACGAGATGACCGCGAAGGTGCGGCCAGCCGTGGAGAACTCGATGGCGAAGACGAGGTCGCGGTCGTCCAAGAGCGCGTACTTCTCGGCGAGGAGAAGGTCGTCCACCTTCAGGCTGAACGACTTCTTGTCGGTGTACTTGGCCTCGACCGAAACATCTTCAGATTGCACGTCGTTCTTCCGGAGCCAACCCGCTCCGCTCATCGCGTTCCGGCTGCCCCCGATGTCCTTCGCCAGCCTCGTCTCCTGCTGCCGCGACCTCTTGATCTGTCGGTCCACTGGTCCTCCTGATAGTCCGGACCCCAGCGGTGGTGGCAGCAGCAACCACTGACTCCTCCAGCACGGGGGCGTCGGGCTCGGTCGCTGCGATGAGAATGCGTTCACGTGCGGTAGCCCGCAGGCCCAGGTCTTCTCGGAACGCCTGGATCATGGACTCCTTGCCCTGCCAACGGCCGCCCTCGAACTCGAAGTAGGCACCGCGCCGGGTGATGACGTCGAACACGACGCCGAGGGTCACGATCTCCTTGACCTCGTCGTACTCACCCCGGACGAATCCGAGGAAGGGGGCGTCGCGGAAGTAGAAGTCGACCGTGGCCACCTGACGGGGCGGGGCGCTCTTGTTCTTGACGGTCGTGGCCTTGATGGTCTGGCCCACCTTGACCTTGCCCTTACCGGGCCGGGCCTCCTCGATGAACTCCGCGCGCGCGACGTCGACCTGCACGTAGAAGGCATAGTTCTTGGCCTTACCACCCGGGGTGGTCTGCGGGACGCCGTGCGGTGAGAAGCCACCGATCTGGTCACGGAACTGGTTGATGACGAAGCCGACGATGGGCCGGTCCTCGGTGTCCGAAAGCGAGCGCTTGGTTGCGGGGCCCGCCTTGCGGAAGAACTTGCCGAGGAGCCGGGCACCTAGCGCCACAGTCATCTCGTCCATGTCCTTGGCGGCCTCGTCGTCCGGGATGAGTGCCGGGTAGGAGTCCAGAACGATGGCGTCGACCGACCGGCTGTTCGCGAAATCCAGCATCGTGGTGAATGCGAACTCCATCTGCTGCGTGTTGACCACGATCATGCGGTCGTTGTCGATGCCAAGGGCTGTCGCTTGGTCGACGTCGTAGTGCTCGGCCGCGATCCACAGCGTCGTGAAGTTGGGATCCGCAGCCTGATTGGCCGCGATGGTCTTCAGGACGATGGCGGTCTTGCCGTGGCTCTCCCGGCCCCGGACCTCGATCCACTGGTTGGCGGGCCAGCCGCCACCGAGGGAGATGTCCAAAGACAGGGAGCCGGAGGTGAAGCGGCGGGCGACCCGCATGTCCGAGGCGAGCACAACGGTGCCGTCGCCGTGTTGCTTGTTGATCTTCGCCATCAATGCTTTGGCTTCGTCGTTCATGCAATGACCTCGAAGACGGTGACCCATCCTGAGTGCCGCTGGGGCCGACGGCTCTTGGTGCCACCGACGGCGCGGATCTTCCCGGCGTTGACGTAGGACGTCAGCACCGCGCCCATGGCACGGGGCTCGGGAGTGGAGACCTCGTAGTCCTCCAAGCCCTCCCACACATCGTCAGCAGTGAACGTCTCGCCGACCCGGATCAGACCGTCGATGACGATCTCGGTGGCGGCCCGCCACCCGGGGTCGGTGGTGGACTCGACCTGGGTGAGTGCTTCAGCGAGAGTAGACATACGGTTCTCCCTGTCTTGGAATCATCAGGGGAACCGTATCCCTGGAACCGGTTCAAGTCAGCCGACACGCCCGGACTCGTGATCAAATACCACAGACCCCTGACACACACGCAAGTCCGTTGCCGACCTCATCCCACTCCAGGCCTTCCCACTCCATGGCCTCGGCGAGTGGGACCTTGGTCAACGGCTGTCCACCGCGCGCGCCGTCGGGGTAGCACGTGACCCCGCGAAGGCGTGGCAGGTAGCCCATCAGCATGTCCCCGAACTCCCGGGTGGTGAACGACTGCTGGTCGCGGGCCGGGAGGTTGAGGGTGCTGGAGATTCCGTGGTCCACCCACTGCTGCACCCATGCCTGGAACGCAACGCGCTGCTCTGGGTTCTCCGCCAGGTCGTAGGCGTCCACTAGGAGGGACTGGTCCACGCCCTTGTCCAGCAGCCGCTGTGCGGTGGCATCCACGACGTACTGGAACTTCCACTCGGTGCCCTTGAGGTACCGACGCTTCAGCGCGGTCGCGAACAGGGGCTCGATGCCGGTCGTGGTCTCGGCGAGGATGCCGATGGTGCCGGTCGGCGCGATGGCCCGCGTCTTGACCGGCCGAGAGATGCCGAGGAAGTCAGCCAGAGTGTTGGCGTACTCCCCGCTGAGCGCGTACTGATCCAGCCACAGGGCCAGTTCGTCGTTCTCCTTGTACTCGTAGCCCCGGGTGACCAGCCACTCGTAGATGCCCATGAGACCCAGGCCGAGGCGGCGGTTCTTCGTCCGAACCTCAGCCACCTCCTCGTAGGGGACCTTGGAGTAGAGGGTGCCGCAGAGGAGAAAGGCCGTGCCCAGGAAGACCGCGCGCTCGAACTCCTCGATGGTGTCGAACTGGGCGAGGTTGAGCGAGCCGAGGTTGCAGATGTCGTTGTCGTCGGACGAGGTGACCTCGGTGCAGGCGTTGCGCAGGTTCTCCCCCGCGTTCGCGCCACTGTCTACGGAGAAGCCAGGCTCGGCGGTGGTGAGCATGTGCTCGACCGTCTCCCAGTACACCCGGTGGGCCCAGTCATGCATCGGGTCGTCGGCGTTGGCGTAAGCCTCGAAGAAGTCGTCGTCCAGGATCACCGAGATGTTGGTCATGTCCATCGGCGCGGGGAAGTTGTAGTCCTGCTCCTTCATCACCTTGATGTCGTCGGACCAGTCCTTGATCCGGATGAAGTCGAAGACATCGGCGTGGTTCCAATGAAGACCCGCCCAGATAGCGGCCCGTCGCGAGCCTCCCTGCATGATGTGGCGGCCCGACTCGTTGACCATCTGCATGAGCGCCAGCGGTCCGGTGGAGAGCCCGCCCATGCCCTTGACCAGTGCCCCGCTCGGCCGCAAGGCGGAGTAGACGCAGCCGATACCGGCCCCGGTCATGAGCCCGTTGGTGATCCGCTGCATCAGGCTGGCCCAACCCTCGCGACTGTCCTCGACTCGGAGGAGCAGACAGTTCTGGGTCTGGTGGAAGCGCTTCCCTGTGGCGTATAGGTACCTGCCGCCTGGCATGAACTTCCGCGCTGCCACGAGAGCCACGGTCTCCTCGACCATCTCTGGGAAGTACGGCTCCATCACCGTGGCGACCACCCGACGGGCCGTGTCCACCCAGTCGGTCTCATCGGGCTGGCGATACTTCTGCTCGTAGATGGTGCGCGCAAAGTCGGACATAGACGTGGCAGGGCGAACGGAAACAGACATGAAGAGATAGCACTCCCTTGTGCGAGCGTTAGATCGGGTTGGCGAAGGTCAGACGCTGTTGACGTTGCCGACGATGCCCTGCGGGTTCCAGTTGTTCGCGGTGCTGACCTGCTTGGTCGCCTGGATGGGCCCACCGTTGCTAGGGAGCGCGGAAGTCTCCTGGTGGAAGCGAGGGTTGTACCCGCACTCGTAGCACTGCGCGACAGCGTTCGGATGCCCTTGGGGCTGACCGTAGTTCGTGCTATCGCACGAGGGACAACGGTCATGCTTCAGGCGAGACAGGGCCTTCTTCGGCTGCGTTGATCCAACATAGCCATTCCACTCGGCCTCATCTTCATTCATCTCAGGTTGCGGGATCGCCTGTACTTGCGGCTGCGCTTGCTGCGGTGGGGCAGGGGCCCACCAGGGCTGCGGGGAGTTCCGCACAGGCTCTTGACGGGCCTGCGCAGGCTGCTGTTGAGGCGCGGATCCGGCTACGTTGTCCCAGAAGCCCATGTCACTGGCCCATCTGCGCGATTACGCCCAGGTCCAGCAGTTCCGCCACCACTGCGACGGACGCGACCTGAACGACCTGTGCGATCTCGTACCTGTACTGCTGCTTCTTCTCGGCAGGGAGTCCCTTGGCATCGGAGCCCATCAACTGGGCGGACGCTAGAACCTCACCCGCTATGGCCCCAATGAAGAGGGTCACCTGATGAAGGGTGCTGCTCATCTTCGCGTCGCGGACATGGGATGCCATGTGCTCCAGGTCGACTACCTCGTCAGAGCCGGGCACGATACCCAAAGCGGCGAAGCCCTCGGTCAGCATGGTGTGAGGGAAGAGGTCGTACATCAACTTCCGACGGAGGGTGTCGTAGTTCTCGATCTGGAGGTTACTGAGGCCCTCTTCGAGATGCGTCAAGTCATCCGTCATGTCGTTCTCCTCGGGGTCGCCCATCACTTGGCCTCAGCCCACCGGTCAACGACCTTGATGTCGGACTTCAGGGGCACGTGAATCAGTTCTTTAATACCGGTTCCTAGCATAGCCTCTCGGACCAGTTCGACGGCCTCCTCGACCCGATGTTCCGGCGCAAGGGTTACGAGTTCGTCATGGACCGAGAGGATCAGGTGCATGTCCTCGGGCAGGGCCGCGTCTAGCCGGACCATGGCCAACTTGATGATGTCTGCTGCGCTCCCTTGGACCAGGGAGTTCACCGCCTGGCGCTCGGCGTAGCCCGCGACGCTCCAGTCCTTGGAGAAGATGGTCGGGAGGCGACGCTTGCGGCCCAGGAGGGTGACGATGTGGGCCGGGCGGCGGGCCTTGCAGGTCTCGATCACCCGGTCCTTGAACTTGTGGATCTCGGGAAAGGTCTCAGCATGCATCTTGAGGAAGCGCTTGGCCTCCTTCACGGAGATGCCAGCCATCGCAGCGACCTTGTCTGGGCCCGCGCCGTAGACGATGGCGAAGTTGAGGCCCTTGGCGACCTGTCGCATCTGCTTGCACTCAGCGTCGCCACCATCCATCCGCTCGATGAACTCGGCGTAGTCCAGCCCCATCAGGGCGGCGGCCGTGGCTGAGTGCGGGTCTCCACCGTCGAGCAGGTCGTTGAATAGGCGGCCCTTGCCGATGTAGTGGGCGAGCAGGACCATCTCGATCTGCCCGTAGTCCGCGACGATCATCTTGTACCCCGGAGGGGCAACGAACAGGCCTCGGATCTTCTTGCCCAGGTCACTGTCCGGGCGAGGGATGTTCTGGAGGTTGGGCTCGCGACAGGAGAATCGGCCGGTGACCGTGCCGTACTGGACGAGGTCCGCGTGGATCCGCCCGTCGTAGATGATGCTCGGTTTCTTCGGGTCCTCGGGGTCCCCCAGGTAGCCGCGCACGTAGGTGCCCAGCAACTTGTTGATCTCCGCGTACTCCAACAACGCCTGGACCAGGGGGTTGGACTCGTGCGCCTCCAGCGACTCCCGGTCGGTGCTGGGTTGGCCGCCGGGCGTCTCCTTCAGGGGACGGAGTCCCTGCCCACCCTCGTCCTTGGGGTCGTAGAGCACCTTGACCTTGTCGGCCGTCGAGTTGATGTTGAACCGTCGACCGGCGCGCTGGTAGATGGTGGCCTCGATGTCGACCAGCCGCTCGGACAGGTCCACCTCCAGGTTGCGGATGGCCTCCTCATCCACGACTGCACCGTGCATCTTCATGCCCAGCAGAACCTTGAGGACGTCCATCTCCAGGTCGAACACAGGCCACAGACCCTGCTCCTCCAGCAGCGGACGCATCCGCTGGCGATGAAGCCAGGTGTACTTGGCGTCGAGGTAGGCGTACCGGCCGACCTTGCTGAACGGGTGGGCCTCCACCATCCGGCCGACGTGTTCGTCGTCGTAGGACACGCCGTAGCGCTTGATGGTCATGTCCTTCAGGCCCTTGGTCTTCAGGTTCTCGTCCAGGAGCCATTGCATAACGATGGTGTCCTCGTAGGGACCTGTCGGGCACTCGCCGCCGAAGTACTTGGCCACGGACACGAGGTCGAACGTCGCGTTGTGCGCGATCTTGATCTGGTCCCCGAAGAACAGCGGGCGCAGCGTCCCGAAGACCTCACTCGGCCGCATCTGTGCGGGCGGGTCTTCGTAGCGCGCCGGGATCTGGGTGAACTTCCGCGTCGCCTTGTCCATGCGACGGGTCGCCTTGGAGATGAGCCGGTCCCCGTTGGGGTGACCGAAGGGGATCGCCACGGCCATGCCCTTGGTGGCCATAGACAGCCAGTTGAGGGTGTTCTGCGTCGGCTCGCCCCGGTTCTCGCCGAAGGACTCGACGTCGAACGCGAACGCATCCTGCCGCTCGAAGTACGCGAGCACCTCGCGCAGGTGGTTCGGGTCGGTGACGATGTTGGACACAAGACTCCTCATGTGGTGGTGGGAGGTGAGGCCCCCGGCCGGGGAAGGGGTCAGCCGGGGGCCTCGGGACTGCGGGAGGGCGACTAGGTGTTCAGTCGTCCGCGTCGGTGAGCAGCCGCGCTGCCTTCCGCAGTTCATCCTTGGTGGGCTCGTAGATGATCGAGTCGTCCCACCGCCTCTCATCGAACGCCGCGATCTGCTTCTCGGTCAGCGGGTCGACGCCCCACTCCTCGTCCAGGTCCCGCTCCTTGATGGCGGAGATGGTGAACGAGTTGTTGTCCGGCTTGGTGACCATGAAGTACAGGTCTTCGCGGTCGACCGGAGCCAACTTGCCCTTCTCGTTGATCTTCTTGATCAGCCCGGTCGGGCGCATGCCCGCCTGCCAGACCTTGAGGACCGGCTTCGTCTCGGACATGTCGATCACATGGAAGTACCACTGGCCCTGAGCCACGTCGCCCTTGTCGCAGAGCGGGCAGCCCTCGCCTTCATCGTCCGCGATGCAGGTGTACGGCTTCTTGTTGATCCAGTGCTGGAACACCGAGGTGAATGGCACCTTGTCCCGGAACTTGACGATCTTCTCCTCGTCCACCTCCGGCTTGAAGCGCTCCGGGTACTTGCCGCTGCCTTGAGCCTTGGCCTTGTCGAAGGAGTCGAAGCCTCCGGACGACCGGCGGACACTGGACTTGCTCCGCTCGCGGGGCCGCTCGTCGTCGTCATCCTCGGTGCGCCTGCGACGGCGAGGGGTTTCCTCCGCGTCATCGTCAGCGAGGGACCGGGACCTGCGGGGCCGGTCGGCCTCGTCGTCCTCGGGCTCCTCATCGGTGCGCACGGGCCTGCGCCGACGTGCGGTGGCCGGGGCCTCGTCCTCGTCACGCCGACGGCTGGAGCGCGGCTCCTCATCGTCCCGGATGTCTTCGTCGTCCCGGCTGCGGGACCGCAGTGCTGTGCGTGCCATAGGGTTCAGCCCTTCCATTCGATGATGTACGAGTCGTCTCGTGCGGTGAGCGCGCGGGCCTGCTTGATGTCGTCAGCGAGGAGCGCGGTGATCTCGGTGGCCATGACCGCTTCAGGGTTCTGGCCCTCGTGGTCCTCGGGGTTCAGTTCGACGTAGGCCCGCAACTCGACCCACTCGTACTCGCCCATGGAGATGTGGTGCGTGACTGACTTGCAGACCTTCATGCCGGGCCCCCAAGCGACTTGAACAGGTCGACCACGCGCTTGGTGAACTGGGTCCTGCGGATCTGCACCTTGCGGCCGGACATCAGACCCTCGGCCCACGCGATCTTGAGCATTCCCTCGACCTGATCGCGGGTGTACAGACGCCGCTTGCCGCGCGGGTCCACCGACTGGCCCCGGTAGGTGGCCTTGGGGATGATCCCCTCGCGCTCCCACTTCCGGATGGTCACGGCCTCGCGATGAAGCGCGCGTGCGAGCATGCCGACGGTGAAGAACTCCACCTCACGACCAGCCACCACGTACACCTTGGGCTTGGCATCCCACGCGGTCTCGTCCTTGGGCGCGGCCGGTTCGCGGACGACAGGGCGGTTGCTTCCCGGGAAGTACTCGGTGTCCTCCGAGAAGCGGTCCAGGACCCCCATCACACGAGTGTCTGGAGCCGGAACGACTCCTTGTAGGTGAAGATCCGGTCGATCTCGGCCTCGGAGATCTTGCCCTCCTGGTACAGGGCATAGACCTTGTCATGATCGAGGCGCGGCTCAAGAACGAGGCACTCGTCGTAGAGGCCCTTCTTGGTGAGGATCGTCTCGGCCTCGTCCTCGTCCACCATCTGCGTGAGCACCCGCTCGCGCTTCAGGGTGGTGTACGTCTTGCCGCCGGACTCGATGGGCTTGGACAGCCCGTAGAACTTGCTGCCCTTCTCGTCCGTCTCCTCTTGATTGGCGAGCACCTCCATGATCGACTTCTTGATGTCGGTCATGCGCTTGCCGATGAGGTCGGACTCGCGCTTCAGGGTGAGGAACTCCACGGCCTGGCGCTCGATGGGGACGACCCTGGAGCGGGAGGCCCGGGCGGGGACGGTTGCAGTCGACAATGTTTGCTCCGATCAGTGGCGGTTCCGATGAACTGATCGTAGTAGGTACTTCCGACAATCACCATTCCGAACCGGTTCTCGGCGTGTCGCTTCCTATCTCTGAGTACGGCTGTGCTCGAAGGCCTGCGCCCGGCGGTCACCACGCTGGTCCTGTCGGATCGGCGTCTCGACTTGGTCCTTGTACGTGGTGATGACGTGCTTCACAGTGGGGTCAACCACGGCGACCACCCCGTCGCGCACGTGCCGGAACTGGCCGGGCCGTCCGAGGTTCGGGTAGGTGTGGCTCGGGTCGTTGGCCGCGCGCAGCACGGGAACGAGGTCTATGTTCTGGCTGCGGGCCTTCTTCATCAGGTGATGGGAGGGCCGGTACCCACCCTCGAACTCCTGCCGTCGGGGAGACGGAGCGGACGGCGTCGAGGTGATAGCGGCGGGACGACGGCCGGGCATGTCGAGCGGTGAGGCCATCGAGCACCCTCCGAAACCGGTTCTTGGGAATCGCTTCCTAAGATACCCGGCCACGAAGGAACTCTGACAGCGACACGAGGTCGTTCTCGATCTTTCCTTTGGTGTCCGACCCGATGCCGTCGATGATCGACCCCGCGACCCGGCGCTTGTGGGCCAGCATCTGGTACTTCCGGTCCTCCACCGTGTTGGCCACCAGCACGTTGTGGATGAAGACGTTGGAGAACTCGCTGCTGGCCCGGACGTGTCGGGCGTTGATCTGATCCTGCTTGCCTGCCGACCAGGCGAGGTCGTAGTTGATCAGGTGGTTGGCCATGAACAGGTCGACCCCGTAACCTCCGGCATGGGATGACAGGAAGAGCCGGGTATCCGGGTCCTTCTCGAACTGGGCCTGGGCTGCCGCCTTCTGCCCGGCGTTCATCTCTCCGTGGAACAGGACGCTCTTGTAGGGCAGGGTCACGGCCAGCACCCGGCCCATCTCCCGGTAGACGCTGAAGATGACCACCTTGTTGCCGGGGTGGCTGTCCAGGATGTCGACCACCTCTTCGTAGACCCGGTCCAACTTGGCACTGGACTTCAGTCCCTCCAGCCAGCCACCTGCCAGGAGTTCGGCCGCGTACTTCGATCCCTCCTTGCTGGCCGGATCGTTGTACTTGGTGGCTGAGGCCACGACCAGGGCAGGGTGGTCGAGCAGCATCTCCATCGCCTGCTGACGGGACATGATCTTCCCGAGAGCCGTGTTCTCATCCGGCTGCATCTTCCCGGAGTAGTAGGCCCCCACGTCGAAGCCCCCCGACATGTTGATGGACTCCAGTTCAGCCAGCAGATCGTCGGCGATCTTGGTGTACGTCTCCCGGATCCGGGGGTCGACCTTCACGCGCCATACGTCCTCGCTCACCTCAGGCAGGTAGTCCCGGACGTCAGGGTCGAGGCGCTTCTTCCTGGACACGACCTGCTGGACCTTGCCGTGCAGGGTGGGCAGATTCTTGTAGGCCTTCACTCCGCCGAAGTGGTTGCGGACGATGAAGGACTTGTCGAACAGATCGAACCGGCCGAGGAGGTCGGGGTCCACCCACTGCATGATCGAGAAGAGTTCCTCGGGTCGGTTCTCAACAGGGGTCCCGGTCAGGGCCATTCGGTACGGGGCGTCCCACCGCTTCACCTTCTTGCTCCGCTGCGCCTTGAACGACTTGATGGCGGTGGCCTCGTCCAGCACGATCATGCCGGGGTCCAGCCTCTTGACGAGAAGCCAGTCGTTGACCACGTTTTCGTACCCGAGGATCACGTAGTCGACCCGGCGAAGCGCAGCCATGCGGTACGCGGCCTCGCGCTGCTTGGGGGTGCCGTCGATGATGGAGCAGTACTCCTCCGTGGGGACGACTATCTGCTCGCCCTGGACCTTGATGGTCCGGGTGTCCACGTCGGTGTACTTGGCCAGGTTCTTGGCCCACTGGTACTTCAGTGCGGCCGGGACGACCAGGGCGCACATGTCGATCTCGTCCTCGCCGAACAGTTCCTCAGCGGCAGCGGTGGCGATGATGGACTTGCCCAGGCCCATCTCGTACGCGACCAGGAGGGAACCACGGTCGAGAAACTTGTCGACCGCAGAGTCCTGGTAGGGGTAGAGGCTGAGACTCAACATAGGTCAGGGCCTATGGAACCGGTCTGCGCACTCCCGGTCGCAGAAGTATCGGTGCTCCGAGATGGTCGTTGACCAGTTCGGGATCCATCGGAGCGGGTCTCGAAGTTCGGTCCGGCTCCAGGTCCGAGAAACGGTCGCTGCTTGCCGGTCAAGATCGGTCCCGCAGTGCGCGCACGGAACGCTCTCGCCGCTTTCCTCCGCGAACGTAGGACGACTTGATTGAAGTGCGGATGGCCCCAGCAAGTTGCTCATCGCTCATCTCCCCCGGGTCTTTGGCGTCGAGCCCCTCGTAGTTGAGGAACCACAGACGGAACCGCCCGGCCGCCCGGACGAGGATCTTCTCTGCCTGCTCGCTTCCCTCGGGGTCGATGTACGGGTTGTCCAGAGCCACGATGAGTCGGTCCGTCTTCGCAGCGATCAGGTCCAACTGCTCGTCGCTGACCTTGGCCCCGTACGACGCGACAGCGCCCTCGATTCCCGACGCGTACATGCGTGGCACGTCGAGCGGTGACTCAACGAGGATTGCCAGGCCCTGGTCGGCCAGCCACTCGTAGCCGAACAGGCAGTCCTTCTTCTCCATGTTGAAGGGGTAGTTCTTGAAGTGGCCGGGAGCCTTCTCCTGCCAGCCCCGCAACTTCCCCGTCTCCGGCTCGCGGATGGGGAGGATCCACATCTTGGCGTCCGCGTCCCACAGCACGCCGTAGTGACGGGCGGCCCGCAGCGTCATCTTGCGCTTCGTCAACTGCTTGTCGGGCGGGTCCACGAACAGCGCCAGGCTGGCCTCGTTCATCTGCTTGGTCGTATCAGCAAGGTCGGCGGCGGAAACCTTGTTCTTGTTGAGGATCGCTCTGACCCGCTCGATGCCGCCGCGCGCGCGGACCCACTCGACAGCAGTCAGCCGGTCGCAGCCCAGCACCTCCTGGACTATGGTCACGAAGGGTCCGGCGAACCCGCAGGAGAAGCAGTTGTGAACGCCGGAGTCCAGGTTGACGGACCAGGACGGGTGGCGGTCCTGCTTGCCCAGGCGAGCCACGTGACCCGGGCACTTGCCGGTCGCCTCATCACCGATGATGCGGAGGATCTCCACGCCCAACTCATCCAGACACGCTTGGACGTTGCCAGGGATGGGCGTGTCGAAGATCGGGAGATTGTCGTAACCAGGCCCCCGCTTAGAACGCCGCACGAGGAACACCGCTCTCGTCGTCGCCGCCGGGCACGTAGTCCTCGGCCTGCTCCTGGAACTTGCCGTGCTCCCAGTCCCAGCGGATGTAGGACTCCATGGGCGGGCAGTTTCGGGACAGGACGACCTTGACCTTGTTGAGGTTCTCCTCGATCTCCGGGTCCACGCGCTCGACACCGAGGATCACGTCGGAGTCCTGTGCGAACGAGGACGAGTAGCCGATGCTCTGGCTGGTGACGCCCTTCTTCTTGTCCATCTTCCACTCCAGCACCTGGGTGCTGATGACGATGGGGATGTCCAGGCTCTGTGCCAGCCGCTTGAAGCCACGGGTCAGGTTCGTCAGCGCCTGCGAGGTGTTGGTCTCGCCGGACTGCTCGTCGTGCATCATGTACATTCCGTCCACGAACAGGATCTCTGGTCGGTAGTGCTCGACCTTCGAGGCGATCCCGGTCAGCGTCATGGCCCCCGAGGTGTCGTTGCTGAGGATGTAGTCGGGGTACTCCTCGATGATCTTCATCGAGCGGACCAGCCGTTTCTCCTCCTCGGCGGTCATCTGACCGCCACGCAGGTGCGAGTGGGAGATGCCCGCATGGATCGCGTCGAAGCGCTCCTCCTGCTCATCGTTGGACATCTCGAACCCGACGAACAACACACGGTTGAGGTCACGCGCCGCACTCATACCAGCAAGCAGCATGAGGGTGGACTTGCCAGCCTTCGGCGGCCCGATGAAGGTGACCAACTGCTTTGGCTGGAGACCCTGAGTCGCCTTGTCGATGGTGCGGAAGCCGGTGGGGATCCCGCGCAGGCCGTCCTTCTGGTTCTTCAGTTGCATGTAGCGAGCCCACCGGTCCTCACGAGTCTTCGTGATGTCGGTGTCGCGGGCTCGGGGTACGTCCTTCTCTATCTCGTACAGAGTGGAGGCGATCTTCGCCTTGAAGGTCTCCAGGTCCCCGTCATCGTGCGCCTCGGCTGCCTCGGCCAGGCCGTGCTCGGCGAGGGCCATGGCGTGCCGGTGTTGAAGCCGCTCGATCAGGAACGGGTAGGCCTCGGTTGCGGCTTCCTTCAGGTTGTACGTGGGGAAGTCGGCCTGCACTGTCTCGACCGTGGGTACTACGCCGTACTCGGCCTTGTGCGACACGATCATGTCGAAGACGTCGCGGTGACCCTTGTTCAGGAAGAACTTGCGGGTGACGCCTGCGTCCGCGACCGGGCCGAAGTCCTCTTCGCCGAGGATCTTCCGGATGAGTAGGTGCTCGAAGTCCTGACTCATCGGCCGAGGCCAAATAGGTCAGGAGCAGCAGAGTTGACGATGCGTCCCTTGCTCCCCCAGGTGAAGATGTGCCCGGGGTTCGGGTCGTAGATCGCGGCGACCTCGGGACGCCACGCGATCTCACGGGCCAGGATGTCGGGGTCGGTGGTGTAGACCTGGCCGACGGGTAGATGATGCCGGTCCTCACACCAGTCCCGGATGGCCTCTTCGAACTCATGGTCCATGAACGAGACGACGTCGACGTTGTAGCCCTTGCGGTACGTGATGTCGTACAGCCGCAGGGCGAGCGGGCTGTTCAGGGTCCAGGCGTTGACCGCCTTGGCCAGGGTCTTCCGCTGGAACCAGCGCTTGACGCCCTCGGCCTCCTGCGGAGGGAGCGCCACAAGGTTCTCCCACACAAGCAGCAGACGCGGCTCGACAGCGTTGTCGATGTCACCCTTCAGCACGTGACGCCTCCTCGATCTGCCAGGCCGTGGCGGCCTTGTACGTCCGCTCGCAGTAGAGGGAGCAGTAGTGCTCCCGCTTGCTCTCGCGCTTGTCGAAGACCGTGAGACACCAGAGACACACCCCGTCGTGTAAAAGGCCCTCCGAGAAGTTGACGAAGGACATCAGTCACGCCGCCTAGAGCCACCCGCGAGACCGACGGGAGTGAATGCCCCGGTCACGAAGTCAGCGAACGCCGGGTCCCGGTACCTCTCGGCCAAGTCGGAATGCTTCAGGTTGGTCGTGATGATCGTGGGCATACCGTCCATCTGCCGCGCTCGGACGATCCGGTTGATCTCCGTCTGGGACCAGCCGCGCTCGTTGGAGTGCTCCTTGCCGAGGTCGTCCAGCACCACGACGCAGGACTGCTCGACGTTGGCGACCTCCCGGGAGAGGTAGAAGCCCTCGATGTCATCGTCGCGGAGTTTGGGGAGGCGGAGCCGGGCTGCGAAGTAGTCCTGGATTCGCATGAAGTACGGGTCGAGGCGCTTACCGTCGGCGTGCCGCTTGTTGATGATGATCTCGTTGAGAATGGCGCAGGCCAGCCATGTCTTGCCGGTACCGGCGGGGCCCGCGAGCCAAAGACCGCGACCGATCTTGCGGGGGTCGTCGGGGTACTCGTCCAACGGGCGGTGCTTGGTCACGTAGTGGTCACGGAGATGATCCACGAACTGCCACGCCTCGCGCGGAGAGTCCGGGGTTAGCCGGGCACCTCGGTAGGCCACGGGAATCTTGGCCTCGCCTTGATATACCCGGAGCATCGTCGCCGGGGCGATGGTGTCGCTGGACTTCTCCATGGTGGCATGCTCCGTTCGTGGTGGTTCCCATGAACCGTACCAGAAGAACCGGTTCTTGGCTTGGCTCACCAGACCCAGCGCGTCGGGTCATCCCGGTTCGACTCGTCCTGGTCCCGCTCGACACGGCCCTCGACCAGCCGGAGTAGTTCCTCCCGGCGGCTGATGAAGTCCAGCCAGATCGACCGCGCGCCACGGTGGTAGCCGCTCGCCACGTACACGTCCGCCATGAGCCGGACGACCGCAGGGTCCTGGCCCCAGGTCTTGATCTTCGAAGCGAGGATGTTCTCGTCGCCGAACGACGGGACCCGCTGGTTGGCGGCCTTGGTCAGGTACTGAGCCAGCCCGAGACCGGTGTCCGGATCGACATCCCGGCGGCCGGAAGGCCGGGGCCGTTCGCGGATCTCCGGGACCGCTGGTTGGCCGGTCGACTCGATGTCCCGCAGGGCAACCGACTGGGGATCCTCATCCAGGACCGGCTGGTTCCTCTTGGGCTTCGAACGAACTCTGGTTCCAGAACCTGCCGACGTAGTCGGCAGTAGGGACGAAGTCCCTACCATCTGATCCTTAGATACATCAGTTACCTTAGGGTGCATCTGATGCAGGGGGTCTGTCCGGTTTGCCCTTCTTTGAACCGGTTCGGAAGGGTGCATCTGATGCAGGGGATGCACGTCATGCAGGGGGTCCTCATCGGTCCAATCGCCCTCCACCGTGACCGGGATCAGCAGGTGGTAGACGGTCGACTTGCGGTCCGCTGACCGGCTCTCGCGTTTGATGGCACCGGCCGCTTCGAGGTCGTTCAGGGCCATGTAGACGGCCCGCTCCTTCAGTCCCGAGGTGTGCGCAATGCTGGCGATGGAAGGGAAGCAGGAAGCGACGTCGTTGACGTGATCTGCCAGGACGATGAGCACCATCTTCTGGGTCGTCGTGAGTCCGTCGAAGTTCAAGGCCCACCTCTTCCAGTCCCGGCGTGTCGCTTCTGTTTGATGTGTCATCTGATACGCTTCTCTCGTGTCGGTTCGGCGGGTTTGTGGTGGGCTCGCTGGCCAATGAGAGGGCCCGGTCTGAGCGCATTGCTCCCGGGCCCTCTCCCCTTTCCTGTCAGTGGTGATTCGACCAAGCAGCCAGCACTGCGACGAACCCCAAGACAGCGCCACAAGCCACCAGCGCGAACAGCAGGAGAGCCACGACGAGGTTGGTCCCGTCAGCCTTCTCTGCCTTCTTGATTAGTACGTCCCACATGGACATCAGTCCTCCAGTCCGAGGTGACCGGCGAGCACGGCGTACTCCTCCGGGTCGAGGCTCAGGGTCGTGGTGTCAGCCGGTGGCCGACCCGATCCGCGCTTACCGATGACCTGCCCTGAGGCGTCCACCAGCACCCGCACGCGGGTGTCCCTGGGCTGCGCCGGGGAACCGTCCTTGCGGGGCCGTCCACGGGTCTTGGCGGGGGCCTCAGCCGGTGTCCGCTCCCCGGTGTGGGAGAAGTGCAGGTCAGCCATCTCCTGCTCGTGCTGGACTGCCCGCTCCATGTTGTCCGCGATCAGCGCCCGGGCGGCGGCCATCATCCGCTCGTAGGACTCCTCGAACTCAGTCAGGTAGTTGCGCTCGACGTGAGCACCGCCACCGTCGTGCGGCAGGTCGACTGGCTCGTAGGCCGCTCCGTCCTGAAGGGACTGGAGCCGAAGGCGATCAGCAGCCCGCTCTTCGTCAGAGAACTTGCACGTCGTCGCCTCGATGGCCTCGCGGATCTCCCGTGCCGACCGTGGCGCAGCGTCCTCGTCGGGGTTGTCCGGCGCAGCGGCCCTTTCGTCGTCCGGAGGGGGAGCCTCTACAGCGGCCTCTGCGGCCTCGGCTGCCTTCTCCGCCACGGAGGGACGCTTCTTCTTCAGCGGGGCCGGAGCGGGCGCTGTTGCCTCATCCTCAGCCGGTTCGGCAGCCGGGGGCGCGAGCACGATGACGTCCAGGCCGGAGGTCAGATCGAGCACCTTGATGCCCACGGCGCGCTGGGCGCTCAGGACCAGGGACTCAGTGGCCTCGTCGCCGTCCTCGCCCCACAAGACGATGAGGAAGACCTTGTCGTAGGCCTCGTCCGCCTCGGCGGAGAACACCACGCCGAACGGGTCGTCGTCCCGGGCGTCCGCCAGGTCTTCCTCCGGGTAGTCCCGGGGCAGATCCTCGTCGCCAGTGATGATGACCTGTTGGAGCGGGGCCTGGCCCTCCATGATCCAGTCGTAGACGGACTGGATGCCCTTGCTAGGGCGCTTGGCGGCCGGGACCACGACGGTGATCTCGTCCTCATGATCAAGGAAGTCGTCAAGCAGTTCGGCGGTGTTCGCCGTGGTTGAGTCGCCGGGTCCGTAGAAGCCCAACAGAATCTTCTGGTCAGCCAATGGGTGCTCCCTGGTGGTAGTTAATACACTCCACCAGAAACCGTAACGGAAGAAGCGGTTCGAAGTCCACCGACACGCCCCCTATGGGAGACCGGGGATCCGTCCTCGACCGGCCCGGGCGACAGTGGTTGCCTGCTCCTTGGGACGGACGAACGCGACGTGCAGCAGCCCCACAGCGCCTGCGCCCGCCAGGGCCAGGAGGACGCTGCGCGGGAGGTAGGTGAACCCGAAGGCGAGGGCGGCAACGAGCCCGGCCTTGGCGGCGTCCGGCACCCAGGAGGGGAGCAGCGGGAGCAGCCCCTCCCAGGCCCAGAACACTGCGAGGACGAGCAGGATCAGATCAAGCACCGTGGTCGGAGGCGACCGCCGGGTCAGCCGCCACGGCCGACGCGACATCCGCAGACTCTGTCGCCACGTCCGCCGGGGCCGGAGCCGCAGGAAGGGCCGCCTCGATGTCGGCAACAACGGGGGCCAGGGCCGGAACATCCTTGACCAGGGTGCTGGCCACGGCCGCAGCGGCACCGGTCGGCTTGAACACGCCGTAGTGCAGGGCCACCGAGGTCACCAGGGCCGTTGTCGATGCGTACAGCGCGCCGGTTAGGTTGAACGCGGCGTGCGCGTTGGCTGCGGTCACGGCCTGGTTGCCGACACCGACTGCCAGGCTTAGGGCCGCGAGCAGCAGGGACTTGACCCGGCTGTTGGTGGAGGACTTGGTGACGAGCCCGACGATCAGGGGAGCCACAACGGTGATGGCCCAGGTGATGAGTTGAATGGTCTGAGAAGACATGGGTTCTCCTAGTACGACGACAGGGCGGCGATGAGCCGCTCCGGGTATGGCGAGTCGCGCCCGAGGTAGCGCGGTCCAGGTGCGCCGGGGGCAGCGGGTGTTCCGACGGACGGGATGTACTGGTCTTCGTCCACTCCGAATGTAACAGTGAAAGCCGCATCTCTGGGAAGCGCATTCGTAACCAGTTCGGTCAAGACGGTTGACCGCTCGCGGAGCCCCGGGTAGTAATGGCTGCGTGACCAGGACGGGGTGCCGGTCCACATCGTGTCGATGCTGGTGCCGCCGTCGAAGTAGTCGCCCGGCAGGTTGCCCTCGATGACCATGGTCATGTCGATCCAGAAGTCGGAGTTGACCCCAGACTGCTGGTCGTCGTTGGCGATGTAGGCCTTGAGGAAGCACTCGCCCGTGAGTTCGCTGTCGGAGGTCGTGAAGGTGTAGAAGAGCCGGGTCCAGTCCCCATCCACGTACATGGGGTTGTTGGAATGCATGGCCCGGATGTCTGCTGCGGTTAGCCCGCTGAACCGGTCCTCCCCCACTCCGAAGAGCGTCCGGACGTTGGGGCAGCCGGGTCCCTGCTTGAGCCAGGTGCTGAAGGTGTACGTCGTGGAGGGCTTCAGACCGGTCACCAGCGAGTTGTTGACCCCGTCGGCTGACGTGGTCGTTCGAACCCCGTAGGTGTCGGTCGTCGCTCCCGCGTTGTAGGGGACGTGAACGTGGAGGGACGCCGCGCCGCTCTTGGCTACTGTCGTGTCGCGACTGACCGCCGGGGTGCCAGGACCGAAGGCCGCGTAGCCGCGTGTTCCGATGGTCGCGTCCTCGATGCTGGGATTCCGGACCCGGTTGATGCTCTGAGGGCGCACCTTGATGTTGAACGAGCGGGGCGACTGGTAGGCGCGAGGGCCGTAGGAAGCCTGCGGCGCTAGCAGCCGGGTGTCATCCACGTAGAACACGTCGTATGCCTGCGCGGTCCCGGTGCAGGTTCCCGACGAGACGGGGGCCGGTGAGACCCGGTACGAGAAGGTGGTGCTGGTCACGTCGGTGATCACGAAGGTGCCGTTGATGTCGGCCTCGCTCGTGTTGACTATGACCTCCTGCCCAGCGTCGAAGTTGTGGGCGGCTGTGGTCGTGACTGTGTTCTTGCCGCTGGTGGAGTCGTACGACCAGGAGGCTGCCGTCGCAGACTTGTACTTCTGCGCCAGCCCGACGCCCACCACCGAAGCCCAGATGGCTCCAGCCGGGACGAGAGCGATCATGGTCACCGGAATCCAGGTGTCGGTGCCGTTGCTCGTCATGGTCGAGGAGGTCACGGTGCCGAGGGCCGCACCGTTCGCGTCGTAGAACCGAACGTTCAACTCGTACTGCCTGCCGCTGGTGGAAGCGCTGATCATCGCTTGGCCCGTGATGTACTCGCCATCCATCCCAGCGACGTCCCCCATTCCCAAGAAGGGAGTGGTGATCGGGGAGTAGTTCGCTCCGTCCGAAGCCCCGAGCACCTTGCAGGAGTGCGTGCCGGAGAAGGCCCGGTCAGTGCTCTGGTCCACGCCGGGGTACCCATTGACGTCAAGCGTGGCGGTGCCGCCCCCGACCCACTCCACGTAGGGGAAGACGCGCCCCTCCATGGTCGCGGCCTCGAAGGACAGCAGGTTGCGAAGGCTGCCCTGGGACTGCTCGAACTGGACGTCCGTCAGCAGGTGCGCCTCGTTGTTGGGGACCGCATCCCAGATCGCCTTGACCGCCGCGAACTTCGCCCGTGGCCAGAGCAGAACCGAGGAGTCCGGGTTAACTGGGTCGAAGGTCTTGTAGTACTCGCGGGGAGCGGTCGCGGCCACAGCGGGCCGGACCCAGGTCGTGTTGGTGTACTCGTCGGACTGCGTGACCAGCGTCATGATCGGGTCCGGCCGGTCGTTCCCTGCGGTGATCTGGCTGCGCTTGGTGTGCCAGTAGGCGAAGTCGGACAGGCTGTTGGCGGGCACGAACTTGCGCAGCGTGATGTCACCGGAGAGCCCGACGTGGCCGCTCAGGGGGCCAGGGAAGAAGACAGTCATCAGTAGTCCTATAGGAAGTCGGCGTAGACCCCGACGCGGGTCGCGGTCTGGTTGAACGTGTCAGCGGAAATAGCCAGGGACGTGAAGCGTCCGTTCGCCACCCACTGGTCGACCGAGTTGTACTTAAGAACCTCGACGCCCCCGGCGCTGTCAGAGAAGTTCACCCTCATCCGGTCGCCCGGGCTAAGGGGTGTCCAGGTAGCAAGAGTGGTCGCTGTCCCCGCCACGACCTTCACCAGCGCCCTGCTGGTCGCGTACCAGTAGTTGGAGTCGTCTGACCCTCGAAAGAGCACGCCGGAGCCCCGCGTAGCAGACGCCGGGATGTCGCGGAAGGTGATGGCCACTGTCCCGTTGGTCTCGCCTGTGAACCACGCGAAGTCCCTAGTGGGCTGGCCAGCAACCGAAGGATCGAGGTAGGCCACGTTGTACCCGACCCGCCATGCCGACGAGGCGACCGTGGTCCAAGTCGCATCCACGGCGGTACCTGCCCGGAACGGAAGATGCCGGACGTCGAGGATCCCGAAGCCCGCGAAAGTGTCGGCGTACTGCATCCCGATGTCGGTGTTATCCAGCCACTCAGCAGCGGTTGCGATGAGGACGCCATCGCCGGAGTACCACTCGATCTGCGCGCGGGCCACCCGCCCCGTCGCCCCGGCCTTCTGGGTCGAGTACGAAGCCGTGTATGCCACGTCCTCAACCCGGCTGAGGTATGCCCAGTAGAGGTTGCCGTTGGTGGTTCCCGTTGGGGAGACTCCGACGTTGTCGGCGACGCAGACGTACCGAGAGGGCCCCCACTGGACCACGTCCGCCGCGTGGTACTTCTTGTTGCTCGCCCAGTCTTCAGGCGTGGGGATCGGTACACCCCACTTGGCCACGTCTCCCTGGGTGAGCACGTTCGAGAGGGCGGCCGTCGACAACATGCGAGGAACGGATCGCGCTCCGACGGACTGCGTGCTACCCGACAGGTTTGTGACCTTCAGCAGGTTCGACGCGTTGGCGCTGCCGTCGGGCCCTGTTTGGTTGTGCGCCTTCGTCATGAAGTAGTTGAAGATGTAGGGATCGGTCGCGACCTTGTCCAGCGTCCCGATACCTGCCTCCCAGCCGCTGAACCCTCCGGTGTCCACGTTGCCGTCGTTGAGGACACCGAGGTCGTCCGTCAGGTAGGTCCAGTTCGCGTTGCTGGTCGCGGCCCCGGTCGGAGCAGAGCCGAGCAGCCCGGTGTTCGCCGAGAGGTAGAAGTGGCCGCTGTACGAGACCACGCAACTCTTCCCGTAGATGGTGTTCGGGCTGTAGTCCCCGACGTACGGGTACTCCGTGTTCGCCTCGGTCAGGTAGGTCCACCACGTATTGGTGGTGGCCGCCCCGCTGGGTGCCTGGCCCGTCCCAAGGGCCCCGCCGGTCTTGCACTGGTAGTAGTAGGCCCCGTCCTTCACGACGGCTCCGGCTGGGTAAGAGACCGCCAGGCTCCACACGGGAACAATCGGGTACCGGAACTCCGCCACGTCCAGGTCAAGCATCATGTTGGTGCCGGGGTCGATCACGATGTCCCAGTCGGTGACCGAGTTGACCGACGAACGGATGCCCTCCACTGAGCCCTTCAGCCTGCTGATCATGCTGAAGGACTTCGCGCGCGCCCGCCGTTGCCGGTACGGAACCGACGGGTAGGTGCCATCGCCCAGGTCAGCCGCGAGGACGTCGAGAAGAGACGCCCGCATCTTGTCTACGTCCCTAGACAAAGGGATTTGGTCGTAGTCGGTGCGGATCTGATCCAGGGCGAAGGCGAAGACGTCGGTGAACTTGCGCAGGTCCGGGTTGTCGACCTCGGCCGGAGAGGTGCCGACGCTGTCGCTCAGCGCGCGGTATGGGGCGGGGATGCTCTGGTAGACCGCATTCTTGTAGTAGTGGTTGGCGGTCGGCAGCACCGTGATCCCCTCGGCCTTGACCCAGACAACCGCACCGTCCGCGAGGAGTTCCCATGTGCCCGGGTTCGTAGTGGGATCGGTGGCCGTGTTGTTCGCCAGCGCGAGGTAGGGGTGTCCGTCGGAACCCGTGACCAACTCGTTCTGGATGTACGTGATGGTGCTGTCCCACTTGACCGGCGTCAGACCGATGAAGGCCGAGTAGTAGTAGAACCGACCCGGCAGCAGCCCTGAGTCGGTGTAGGACGTGGCCGGGTACGCGGACTGGAAGGCAAGGTCTCCGTCATCGAACGAGATCGGGTACCCGCGCAGGCTGCGAACGATCCGGACCATCTGGTAGATGGATCCCTGGGCCCCCAGCGTGTCCGGGGATGTCCAGTTGAGCGTGACGACGCCGAAGTCATTGAGGACCGCGCTGAGAGGAGCAACGCTAGCGCCACGGATGTCCTCGACGGTGAATGCGCTGCTGCCACTGCCGCCCGAGCCGCTTCCGTACCGGACGGTCCCGTAGTAGTCGACCCCATAGACGGCCATGGGTTACAGCCAGCGCAGGACGGTGATGGTGAGGAAGGCGTAACTCACGGCAGCCGTGGAGGAGGTGTTGGTCCGGTAGGCATAGAGCGCCGCAGCGGATGCTCCTGCGTTGCAGGTGAAGGTCTTCGTCGCGAAGCCCTGGCTCGCAGCCGTGTCCGTACTGGAGGAGTTGAACAAGTATGGGACGGCCCCCCACGACGGGTCGGTCGGAGAGATGGTTGCGCCGGTCGAGATCACGCAACCTAGCCGGACGTCGTTGGTGGAGGGCGTCGGACCAAGCGACAGCCAGGCACCGTATGAGGCCTGGACGATGGCCGGGGCGGGCAAGGTGAAGATGGTCGAGACCTGCGACGGGAGGTAGGCCCACTCCGTGGCCGTGATGCTCTGTGCTGGCCCAACCACTGTTATCGGGGTGGGGTACGCGCCCGGGTTCAGGGCGGCAAGGCGATCCGCCACGGTCAGGTAAGAGCCGTGGGGGTTCACGCCGAGGATCGTCTCCAGGGCGTTGACCTCGTCCTGGAGCGAGTCGACATCGCCAGCGTCCACGACGTTGACGTTGTTCACCTTGGTGGTGAACGACTTGATGCCAGCAGGCCAGACAGCACTCATGATTCCTCGTCCTTACGCAATGCCGCCCTCGGCGGTCAGGTAGAAGGTGCCGGGGGAAGGGATCTCCCAGTCCGCCATGACGGCATCGCTGGTTCCGGACTGGGTCGCGTCGGCGCGGGCCATCATCGTGACGATGGCGTAGTCCACGCCCGGGACGTTGGCGATGGCGCGGTAGATCTCCGAGATCGTCACGCGCTTGCCGAAGTCTCGGTTGATGGGGCTCAGCAGAGTGATCAGGGCCTGGTTGACTGAGTCCTTGGTGACTGTCGCGATGGCACGGTCGTTGACACCGATGACCACCGGGCTGCCCGCAGTTCCTAGGTTCACCGGGACGGCAGTACCCGCGAGGCAGGAGACGGTGGTCCCTGCCATGCAGCGGTCCTGCACGAACGACTGGACGCTACCCATGAGGGACGAGGAGGCGGGGTTCCCACCCGGCCCCAAGATGAAGATGGACACGCTTCCAGCACTGGCGGACACGGCCTTCGCCTTGGACACGCTGGGTGTGGCCAGCGCCAGGTTTGCGTAGTCCTGGACGGTGACGGCCCGGTTCTGTGTCTGCCACACGAGCGGGGCGTTGGTCCGGATCGACTGTGTGTCTTCTTCGTCCGTGCCCCCCGTTGTGGCACTGCTGGTCACCAGTGAGATCCCGTCGTCCACCGCGCTGGCGATCTCTGTGATGGCGGCGGACGGTAGGTTGCCCCGAACGCCAACGCCCACTTGGTAGGCCGCGTAGACCTGCGTCCCGGCGGGAGGGACGATGCCGTTGACGCCGTCCCCGAAGGTGATGGAGGCGATGCCCTTGTCGTCGTACCGGAGTTCGTAGGCCAGGTCCAGCGGGGTCGCGTTGACGATGAAGAGGAAGCGTGTGTACTCCTCCTTGGTGGTCAACGTGTTCGGGTTGATCTCATCGGAGAAGACCCGAACGCTGGCATCAATAGCGTTCGCGGCGCGAAGAACGAAGACCTGATCAATCGTTCCGTCCGAGGTGCCGAGCAGTTCGACCAGGACGTTCTGCTGCGAGGCGGTGCCATCGTTCACGGTGATGGTCATCGTGCCCTGGCTGGATCCCTCGCTCACAGTGACGTTGCCGTTGCTGGAGGGGGCGATAGTCACGTCGGCCGTGGACTCGAAGAAGATCGGGCTGTCGAGGTCCGTGACGAAGTCGGTCATGAACTTGGTGCCCGCCGGAATGACCGAGGCAACCGTGCTCTGGTTGTTCACGGTGACCGTTCCAGTTGCAGCCACCCGACCCACGGGTACGTAGCCCAGGGTCTCGGCGTGCGCCAGGACCGAAGAGCGCAGGGTGGCGGTGCTGAGGAAGGATTCCAGCACGGCCCGGTCTCCGTAGAAGGACAGGATGTCACCCATGTACGAGAACAACTCGACCAGCATCACGCCGAAGTCGCTGGGGTGCTCCGTCTGAGCACCGGACCAGTCGGGGTAGGTAGCGCGGGCGTACGACAGCAAAGAGGCCCGGAAGCCGTCGTAGTCCTTGCTGGTGTAGTCGGCGTTGACGTTAGCCACCGAGAACCTCCATCACCTCTCCGCCGACGCGGATCACAGCCGTGTGCAACTTCTTGGCCACGGACACCGGGCTGGTGTACGAGTCGACTCGCTGGTAGCGGACAGAGACGTCCACGATGGGGTCATCGGGTCCCCAACCCTCGCTGGGAATGTCAGCGGATGTGCTGGAACGGACCGCGTCCACGCTCTGGACCTGGACCCCCGGCTCCCACATCGCCATGGAGTTGGTCACCATCTGTAGGAGTTCTCCCTCGGCAATGTCTTCGTCCTCGAAGACCAGGGCCGGAAGGTTCACCCCGTAGTCGAGACGCATGAGGCGCTGGGTCGGGACGGTCCCCACGAGCGCACGAATCCGCTGGTCCGTCTGGACGTTGGGATCGGTCTCCAGCGCCACCGAGCCATCAGGGCCCAGGCGGAAGGGAAGAGACGCTGTGAATCCCATGCGTGATCTCCGTCGGTCGAGGTGTTGGCCGGATCCGTGTATGCAACGGGGAGATCAGGAAGTGCTTCGAGAGGTGCTTCGATGTTGGGATCCCGGGTTCCAGGCTATCTGAACCGGTTGCCCAGGTGCTAAGTCACGAAGTCGAATGAGAGGGCTCCGATGGCGGTTCCATTCCACTCGCCGTCGACCGTGAGGGGTGCCTCTGTTGTGCCGTTCCACTCGCTCCACTGGGGAGTCATCGGGTAAGAGACCATGGCCGAGCACCACGAGGCCGAGGCTGACAGGGTCGCCGATCCGGTGACCGCTGTGGTGGCCGTGGTGAACTGGTACCCGGCCGCCACTGCCCGCTCGTTAGACCCCCTGGCTGTGGCTACCGAGGAGGCCGCGCTGAATCCCCCAGTCATCGTGGGGACGGTGCTCGCCCCAACGCCGTGAGCGACATAGACAACTTCATCCGCGTGACCCAGGGTGCCGGACGATCCGGCACTGGGTGCCGTCGATGATCCCGTGGCCTCGGCACTCACATCCAACGCCCCGGCCGGGGAGAAAGCGTCAGCCACGGCGCACAGGCGGGACTGTCCGGTGGCCCAAGTAACCGTGATCGTGTCACCCACCTGGAGGGCAACGCTCAATGTCGAAGCGCCAACCGTCGTCTGGGTAACCGGTGCGCCGGAGGGTGAGGCGGTCTTGTCCAGGGTGTAGGTGTTCCCGCGCGAGTCGGCGATCCCGGTGGGGAGAGCGGATGCGTTGTGGACAGCCGCCACGCACACCTTGGATCCCTTGGGCACCGCGATACCGACGGTGATCACGCAGGTTGGGCTGGTTGCGGTTTCCGCCTTGCTTCCTACCGATCCGATGTATTGCACTGGCCTACCTCCGAAGGATGACGGTGCCCGCTGGGGTACCGCCCGGCACTGCCGCGCCAGAGTTCAGGACGAGAACACCGGGTCCGGTGCTCCCGGCGGGGCCCGTCGCACCAGTCGGTCCAGTGGCTCCAGTGAGCCCTGCCCCGGTTGGCCCGGTCGCGCCGGTAGCCCCGGCAGGCCCCGCAGGGCCGGTCGGCCCGGTCGCTCCCGCACCGGTAGGTCCGGTAGCCCCGGCAGGACCAGCCGGACCAGTAGGCCCGGTCGATCCCGCCCCCGCAGGACCGGTCGCGCCGGTAGCGCCAGCGGGGCCCGCAGGGCCGGTCGGTCCGGTCGAGCCAGCACCGGCTGGTCCGGTTGCGCCCGTAGCACCTGCTGGACCGGCGGGTCCGGTTGCGCCAGTAGCCCCTGCTCCCACAGGACCGGTGGATCCGGTGGGGCCAATCGCTCCGGTTGCCCCGATGGAGCCGGTGGCCCCGACGGGACCGGTTGCCCCCACGGGACCGGTCACACCAGCGGGCCCGGTGGCACCTACTGAGCCGGTGGTCCCACCCTCCGCCACCAGTTCCCAGACAGCCGGGGCCGCGACGACATTGTCGAACCGGGCGTCGCCGAAGAACGGGTCCGCGTTGTAGAGGTGAGGACCGATGTAGGTTCCGGAGTGGGTGTCCCCGGAGTAGGTGATCGCGAGCCCGCCGTCCCAGTACACCTGGATGCTGGTGCCGACGGCGACCACCTTGACGGTGTGCGTTCCCCCGGTACTGACCGCCGCACTCGCCCGGGTCACCGCCGCGTCGATGTCGTAAAGGAAGAGGGTGGTAGCGGTTAGGAGGATCTCCAGTCCGGTGGTCCCCGTGACATCGGAACGAAAGCGAAAGTCTGCCTGCCCACACCCGTTCAGGAAGATGTCGTAGGACAACGTCAGATCGCTCTTGGCCACATCGGCGATCAGCAGCGACCCGGCCCCTGACTGAGACACGCTATACAACTGGCCGCCGGAGATTCCCCAGACACCAGCCGCTGCGTTCCACGGCTCTCCGGTCTCCATGGATCCGGCCGAGGTAGCGGAGTCGGCCCGGGTGAAGGAGTCCCGGGAGACCATCTCCACCACGGGGGTGTAGTTGAGGTTGGCGAGCATTGCGATGAAGGAGGAACCGCCGTACGACACAACGTCGGTCGGCACGTACGACACGGTCGACGCCCAGGCCCCGTCCCAGATCATCCCGGCTGGCCCTGTCGGTCCGGTGGACCCGGTCGGCCCGGTCGGCCCGGTAGATCCTGCGGACCCGGCCGAGCCCGTGGGGCCTGCGGCTCCCGCAGGACCAGTTGCTCCGGCAGCCCCGGCCGCACCAGCGGCACCGGGTGTGCCAGGCGCGCCAGTTGCCCCTGTGGCACCTGCTGGGCCAGTAGCACCCGGGGGGCCTGTCGGTCCGGTGGGGCCGGTCGGACCGGTTGCGCCTCCCCCGCCACCACCTCCTCCTCCACCTGTGAAGTAGACGGGCTTGGTTACATCGCCGCCCTCGAACGCGATGTAGACACCCGTGCCCCGGGCCGGTGCGGTGGCTCCCGAAGTGCTTGGCTTGACCCACCCACTGAGGCCGCTGCCCAGGAGAGAGGGGATGCGGACGCGAACTGAGCCGTCAGTGCGAGCGGTGACAACCACGGCGTGATACAGGCAGAGGTCAGCCACCGGGGGCTCCTGCGATCCACAAGCCGTTCTGCTGCACGACGGGAACCTCTGCCACCGCTGCCAACCACTCGGCGGGGATCACGCGGGTCACACTCTGGGCCGTTGCGTTGCGTCCCAAGGTCAGGTCCATGTCGTATGCCTCCCGCCAGGTTCGCCCGTATGTGCTGCGCGAGATGCGGTGGTGCGCTCTCTTAACCATCCACGATCCTTGGTACTCCGTGTTAAGCGCGTCACCGTCGAGCATGACCACACCGCCAGGATGAACGCGAGCGTCACCGGCTGTCGTTGCGGTGGCAGCGACCCAGTAGAAGTTCTTCAGCGCTTCAGCGTCGACCAGGGCCTGAGCCTCGGCGTAGTTGGTCGGCGTGTACTGGGTAGATGCCAAGGTCAGGTTCAGGTTCGGGCCGCCGCCCTCGGACTCCCCGAAGACTGTGTGCTGGTACGCCGCACTGGTTGCCTTCAGCGGTCGGCCGTTCCCGCGAGACAGAGTGATCTCGTGCTTGGCTGCTACTCCCCCGTCGGAAAGGGTCTCGCCTTCTACGGTCTGGAAGGTGCGCAGGGTGTCTGTCTGGTTAGGCCTTTGATACATCGAGAACTCCGCCACGCCCTGGCGACGTCCCATCTCGAACTCGCGCATCGGGTTGGTGAAGTAGAGCGTGCCGCCGGTCACCCGGAACCGGTAGCCGATTCGATTGGCCAGGTCAGCCAGGAACTTGTAGTCGCTGGTGCGGAACTGGTTGAACGGCTGGACCAGGGGGTGCGGGTCGACCACGGCACGGAGTCCATAAGCCTTGGCAAGCGTGGTCGCGATGTACGACGCCGAGACGGTTCCCCAGTCCTTGGAGTTGGTAGACATCATGGGGAAAGAGGAGCCGGTGCAGATGTAGGTCACGTCGTAGAGGACTCGGTTCAGAGTCTTGGTGATGTCCCGCTTGGCGGTGTGCCCGCGCACGTAGCCATAGAAGGTGTCGGTGTAGATCCCCTTCGGGTCCCACGTGACAGACACCGGGGTGCTCGTGGGCCAGAGGGCGGCCGAGGACACCGTGGGACGGTTCCCCCGTGCGGGCAGAGGGTAGCGAATCGTGATCATCGCAACGTCGTGCTTGCCGTCTTCCTCGATGAGGTCGAAGCCGACCACATCTCGACTCTCAGCAATCTGTCCGACGACGATCCGGGGAGACAGGAACGGGCGGGTCGCCAGGTACCGGTTGAGCATCGGAGGGCTAACTGACATCAGGGATCCTGATGACGGTGCCCGCCAGCACCTCGTCCCAGATGAGGATCTCTGGATTGGTGTTGGCGATGCGCCACCACGACGCGGGGTCGCCGAAGAAGGCTGTCGCTAGAAGGTCCGGTCGGTCGCCCGACGCCCACTGGTACTCCGTGTAGTTCACGATCATCGTGGACGGGAAGGAGGGCAGGATCGCGGTCTGGAGGACACCGTTGCGGTCGGCCACGCGGCCGAGCGGACTGGTGCGGTATCGGGATCGTGTCGAGATCATCAGTGCCCCCGGAAGTAGACAGGCGGTGATGCCTTTGGTGCGGGCTTGGTCGGACTGGCTGCGCCGCCCCCGGAGTTGTTGTTGCTCCACGGAGGGTTGGTGAAGTCGATGTGAGACTGGGACGGGGTCATCATCTGCACCGTGAGGCTCACGGCCGCCCGCTTGGGAGTCATCGACTCGGTCCACGAGGAGTACGTCACGTCGAGACCGATGATTCGGCCGTAGTAGATCAGGGAGCGGTTCTGCGCGCCCCTCTTCACCGGCTGGGGACCACGGTTCCGGTGAGGGGGGTCCCCGTACTGGTTGCCGAAGAAGAACCAGCATGAGACGCCGGTCATGGGGTATGCGATGGGCTCGATGTTCTCGCTGAAGATCTTCTGGGCGTCGATCATCCCTACCATGGCGTACAACTGACGAACGTCGGTGTAGACGCCGAGTTGCCCCACTGGGGTGTTGACGTACTTGCGGTCCCACAGTTCGTAGGTGCGGTCGAAGAGCAGGCTGAAGTTCATCTGCCCCATCGCGCCGATCTGCTTGGACGTGTCGTACTGGCTCTTCACGTCAGCAGGCTGAGCGGTCGGGTCGACCGAGAAGGACTCGTCCAACTGGGTGGGGTTGTACAGGAAGTTCAGACCCAGGTTGGTGTAGATAGGGTCGGGAGCGAACTGAGGGTCCGTGCGGATCCGACCGCGCTGCACCGGAACGCCGCCCCAGTGCGGGGTCGTGAGGATGCGCGGGTCGAAGGCAGGCTGGTAGTACACCAGTCCCTGCTTAGACGGCTTGCCGTTGGATCCGGTGCCGACGATGTAGTCGTAGGTGGCTGAGCCAATCGTGGCGTCGCCGCTGCCGATGTTGTTGTCCTGGGGCGGGGGAACAGGCATCAGAAACCGTCCTGGAGTTGCTTGATCCGGTTGTCGTTCGCGACGTTCTCCGCGAAGACCTTGGCGGCCTGGCGCATGTCATCGTCGGAGGTGCCCCGAGCGTGGATGACTACGCTGCCCTCCTTGAACACGAGAACCGCGCCGCTTCCACCACCCTTGCCACCGCTGGCGCTTCCGTGGGTGTCACGCATCAGGGCCTGCCGGACGGTCTCCGCAGAGCGGGCGTCCAGGACCATCTCGCCCTTGTGGATCGGGGCGACCTGATCTTCACCGATCCGCCAGGCACCGTCCTTGTACCCCACGTACTTGCCGCCGTTTCGCAGCGAGACGATTCCAGGGACGTTGTTCAGCGAGTGGTAGCGGCCCAGGGCGTAGCGGGTCCCGGCGATGATGTTGTCGACCGGGTTCCAGATGTCTCCGTGCCCGGACATCATGTGCGCCTTGAATGTTGGGCCGATCACCTGCATCAGACCCTCGGACGGGTGTCCAGCCTTGGCGTTGCTGTCCCAGTTGTTGATCGCGCGCGGGTTGCCCCCTGACTCGTGCTTGATGATCGTGTTCAGGATCGCCGCGTTGCCCGCGCCGCTCATGCCCATGTCGCTCAAGGCCTGGTTGATCCACGAGGCCAGGGTTCCGGTCGGTGCCTTGCCAGGTGCGCCACCAGCCGCCGCTTGCCCGCCGGAGGTGCGCCCGCCGGACGGGGATCCGGTGCCTGCGCTCACGCCGCTGCGAGTGCCGGAAGCCGAGCGACCCAGGGCCGCCGCGATGATCGCTGCCTCACTGTTGCCCCCTAGGTCGGAGTACCCACCAGCCGCTGTCGCACCGGCCGAACCGATGGTGGTGGCAGCCAGCGACCCGTTTACCGATGCGCCGGAGGAGCCCGCGTTGCCGCCGACGCTGCCGGTGCGGCCCTGGTAGTAGGGCGGAGCCCATCCCAGGTACTTGGCACGCCACTTCTTCTCGATGGTCCCGAGCGGGACCACAGAGACCTTGCCCCGCTCCATGATGTCGGTCGACGCGACCTTGCCGCCGCCGACGGACAGCGCGATGTGTCCGTACGATCCGATGTCCCAGAAGACCATGGCCCCGGCCGGAGGGTTCCGGTCCGTGTGCTTCATCTTGTTCGGGATGTTGTTCCAGTGCGCCTTGGCGCTGGCGTATCCAGATGCGGACAAGCCGAAGCAAGACGCGACGAAGTAGTCGCACATGTCGAAGTAGTTCTGCGACGGGTGGTAGGCCTCCTGCTCAGCCCAGGACACCGCGTCACCGGCTGAGCGGATAGTGCCACTGCCCTGGCCGCCGCCCGCCGCCTGGCCGGTGCTGGGGCCACCCTTACCGCCGCCGAACAGAGACCAGCCCGCGCCGATCAGTCCACCGATGCCCGCGCCGATGGCCGTGCCCACACCGGGGATGAAGGACCCGGCCGCCGCGCCGATGCCTGCGCCTGTGGCTGCCCCGCTGAGGGCATGTCCCCACTTGTCCCGAGCCCCGCCGTGGCCGTCAGAGATCATGCCTCCGATAGCGCCACCAGCGAGGGACGCCCACCCTGCGATGCTCGCTCCCCGAAGCAACTTCCCACCAACTCCGGCGAACTTTCCCAGCCCACCCAGTCGACCAAGGAGGCCCGCTCCCTGCTCAGCCTCCCCGGCGATTCCACCGAAGCGACCCAGCAACCGGCCGACACCCGGGATCTTGCTCATCATTCGGCTGCCGCCCAGACCACTCAACTGGTTGCCCATGCCGAGCGCGCTGTCGAGGACGCTGCTACCTCCCGCTCCACCGCCCATAAGCATGGACAGGCCCGACTTGGCCAGGACCACATTGAGCATGTCGGAGAACTTCTTGACCGCGTCGGTCGCAGCAATCGTTGCGTTGGCAAAGGCCTGGGTCTGCTGGACCTGCTGGTTCTCGGCCGAGGTCTGACGGCTCCCGATGGAGTCGACCATGCTCTTGCCGATGGCACCCTCCAGCCGCTTGCGCGCGCCGGAGTCGTTGTTGGCCATCGCCGCGACGTTCTTGTCGTACTCAGAGGCGCTCATGCCCTTGGACATCGCCTGCGCCTTGGCGGCGTTGTTCTGCATGAACATCCGGATGTCGTCCTGGGAGAAGCCCATCCGGGCGTAGTTGCCAGCCAGCGCGGAGTTGTCTGAGAACGTGGCCTTGATCTGCGCCTGGTTCATCCCCCCGAGGCTGACTCCGGACCGAGCGAGGATCTGGTTGTTGATCTGGCCCATGCTCTGCTGCTGGCCTCGGACGTCCGTTCGGATGCCGAACTGGGACATCTGGTAGTAGCCCTGGGCGCTGTTGAGCCGCGCCTGGGTGGCAGCGATGTCAGAGGCCGAACGCCAGCGGGCGATGGTTCCGAACGAACCCACCGACTGCTGGATCGCGTTCCACCGGTTCGAGCCGACCTGCTGGTTGGAGGCCCATCCCAGGGTCCACTGAGCGGACTGCATGTCAGCGGTGCCCTGGCCGTAGTTCTTGTTGTAGGACATGCCGTAGAGCGCGCCACGGTAGCCGCCGTTGGTCGAGCGGAACGGACCCGACCCGAACAGGTTGGCGTTGTAGTCCCGCATGGCCTGGTTGGCCATGTGCATGTCACCGTAGGAGGAAGCGACATCAGCCGCGACCCCGGCGTATCCGAGGCCCCCACCGATACGAGGGAAGCCACCACCGCTGGCGACGCCCCCGCCCATGCGAAGGATGCCACCAAGAGAGCCGAAGGACGCGCCGCCTCCGTTGGCGATACCGCCGGACATGCCCTGGCTGCGGATCGTGCCGGTGCCCCCGCTGTTGCGGGTCATGGTGGACAGGCCCTGGGCCACACGGGAGAGGACACCAGCCTGCGACTGAACCGCGCGGGTGTTGGCGTCAATGGAATGCTGGAGATTGTTCGAACCCGCGATGCGGCCAGCGCCTACCGGCGTCTCATCGCTCACGAGTTCGTCCTTCGCTCAAGGTCATAGAGGGCCTTCTGGTACCAGAAGGCGCGCTCCCGCACCGACAACCGGCGAACTTCCGTCAGGCTCCAGCCGGGGTGTTCCTCGATGATTGCGACGATCTCGTGATGCGCATCCCTGGGATCAGAGATCCCGAAACAAGTCCACCACTCCGAGGAACACGTGGTTCTCGGTTTCGCACTCCTCGTGGACGAAGGTGATCTCATCGTACAGCGGTCCAGGCTGCTTCTCGGAGATGAAGTCCAGGATGCGCTTCCTGTCCGCAACACCGAGACGCTTCACGGTGTCGGTTGACCGCTTGACCTTCTTGCCGTCGAGCGAATCGACCACGCGGGCGAGCAGGATCGTGTTGGCCTCCGCCGGATTCAGATCCTGGTTCTCGAAGACCGCGCGCTGGTCCGCACCGACAGGCAGCCGCACCATGGCGACCCCGCCCTTACGCAGCGGAACCTCGTACGCCTTGCCTGCCTCGTCGCCGTCGCGCACCGGGATCGTGGTCACGTCGACCTCGATGTCCATGGACTGCTGGCAGCCGGTGCAGGAGTACTTCTCCACCGGGATCGTCCGACCGAAGGTGACCACCCGGATCCCGAGCAGCAGTGCGTCCCGGTCGCCGAGCAGGAGTTCCTTCAGCAGTGTGGGGTTTGCGGGGGTGTCACCAATGCGCACGACGCCCCGATCCAGGATGGCGCTGAGGTACCGGGTTACGTGACCACGCGCCCGAGCGATGTACTCCTCGTCCTCGCCGGTCAGTTCCCGGACCTCGGCTGACTGCACCAGTTCCCCGTCGATGACAAGACCACCCGGAAGACGGACGTATCCGTCCTCCGGGCCAGCCAGTGTCGGAGCCTGATGAACAGTGCCGGACGTGACAGACGCAGCCGCTGCGTTGATCGCGGCCGTGTCGGCCCCGGGTGCCGTGGCGTCCACGGTCTTGCTGTCTTCGTCCTCAAACGGGTCGTTGGCAAACTCCATCAGGTGCTCCTAAGTGTGCGACGGGTTGTGCGGGGGTCAGGACTAGAACGAGACCCCGTGCGGGCCGACCTTGTCGGCCAACTTCATCTGCCAGCCCTCGTGAGCCAGCGTCATCTGGTTGATGATGATCGCGTTCGCGCCCGCGTCCAGGTCGCTGAAGGCGATGGCGGTCGGCCACGCGTTGTACACGCGGAAGGCTGCCTTCACCGGCACGATCTTGGTGGTCACGGGGTGGTCGAGCACCTTGACATCGACGGTCTGCCGGAAGTCCTGGCCGGGAGAGCCCGTGCCTGTGCCCTGCATGACCGTGAACAGTTCGCTCATCCACTGGTAGGCCGCCGAGTCCGACCCGACCGCAAGGCCCTTGGACAAGGTGAGCGGCGCGAAGTCGCTCTGCCCAGGCATCTTCTGGGTGGTGGTGTTGAACCCACCCTGCCGGTACGGGATCACCTCCGTCGTGATGTTCAGACCACTGACGGACATGAAGCCCATCGTGGCGAACCCACGAATGCGGGGGTGATAGATCTGGACGATGAACTTGAAGTTGCGAAGCGGATCCGTCGCGATGTGTGCGATGGTCGGCTTGACAGTGACGCTCGTAGCCCCAGCCATCAGTTACCTCACCCTTACGAAGTAGAGGTGGCGGTGCCACCGTCGAACTGGCCGATGCGGATCACGATGAACTCCGCAGGAGATGCGAGAGCCACGCCCACCTCGACGTTGACGATTCCGCTCGCCGCGTCGGAGGCTGAGTTGTTCTCGTTGTCGCACTTGACGTAGAACGCCTCCTCGGGACTGGCCCCCTTCAGGACCCCGATCTGCAACATCGCAGTGAGGTACTGAGTGAGGATCGCCCCGATGGTGTCCCACAGGTCGCTGTCGTTCGGCTCGAAGATCGCGAACCGGGTGTTGTCCACCAGCGACTTCTCGATCACCTGAAGGCTGCGTCGGATGCTGACGTAGCGGTCCGGAGTACCTGACTTCAGGGTGCGCGCGCCCATGACGCAGATGCCTGCGCCCGGGATCGGCTTGATCAGGTTGAAACCCGCCTGGTTCAGGGTGTCCTGGTTGGAGGACACGAACCGCTGGGTGACGCTGACGATGCCGCGTAGCGGAATGTCGATTCCCGCCGGAGCCTTCTGCACCCCACGGGTCGCGTCGCTCTGCGAGAACCGGCCGAGCACCGCGCCGCCCGGGGGCAGCGGCTTGATCGAGCCGGGGATCTGCTGGAGCGGGTCGTCCACGTTCAGCCACGGGCCGTAGATCGCGGCCTTGGAGGTCGGCGTCAGCGCCGAGCCACCGCCCACGAGGTAGGCCTGGATAGCGGACATGGTCGCCGCCTCAGTCGCGGCGGTGGCCGGACTGTCGATCACCAGGAAGTAGTTGTTGTTGGTCTCGGCCCAGGCAATCAGGGTGTTCAGGTCAGTCTGGTTGGTGTAGCCCGGGAGGTTGACGTCCAGGACCGTCCCCACCGCTTCCAGAGCCTGCGTGTCCGCGACCCGGTTGTAACTGCCCGAACCGTCCGCAGCACCGGCAAGCGCAGCCGGAGCGAGCACGACGGGGGTCTCGGTGACCGCCCAGGTGCCAACCTCCAGGTTGGTCAGGTTGATGTAGGTCGAACCTGACTGGGCGCTGTTGACGATGCCGACGACGTAGCGGCTGTCCAACGGGTTCAGCGTGACGTCGGCGAAGCGCTCCACCACGTTGCTGTCCGCCGTGCCGCCGTACCGAACGACCAGATCGAACCGGCCGGTACCCGGGCCCGCAGTCGCGGAGTCGCGGACCTCGACGTAGACGTTGCCAGCCCACGCGCCCGCCGAGACGGCGGAGACCGCCATGGCGTTGACCACGATGGTGCCGGTGGCCGCTGCCGAGGCGATGGTGCCTGAGGCCGTTGTCGCGTACGTGAAGGTCGTGCTTGTCGGGGTGGAGAGAACCGGCCAAGTGCCGTCGAGCGCGGCGTCCACGCCCGTGACGGTGACCGTCTGACCGATCAGGAGCCCGTGTGGCGCGCCCGTCGTGATGGTCGCAGTCGTCCCTGCGCGCGCCTTGGTCGTGGGAGCCGCGATGGCCTGCCGGTCCGCCACGTGCAGCGTGCCCGCAACCGCGTCACTCCGGATCGAGCGGACGACGTAGCAGGCCCGCCCACCGTTGTTGAAGAACTGGTAGACCGCGTAGGCCAGGTAGTCGCCGTCGAGCCCGCCGTACATGCCGACGAACTGCGACCAGGACGAGACCTGGACCGGACCGACGGGACCCCGAGCAACGGGGCCGACGAACGCGTAGTCAGCGTCCCCCGAAGCGGAGGCTGCCTGGGTCAGCGGCTGGAGGTACTCCTCCACGTAGACACCAGGACGCATGTAGTTAGGCATCCTTGTTCCTCATTCCAGGAAGTTGGTTCACGTCAGCGCCGACTCATGCCACGTCATATGTGTCAGACAGGTAGTTCAGGTCGAAGTCCAGGGAGACCGACAGCACCTTCAGGACCGAGTCGATGTCGGCCTGGAAGAGTTCCGTCGATACCCTTACAGCATAGATGGAACGGAAGATTCGCTTTCCATCGTCGTCTTTCGCCGCTTCCATCCCGATGGTTCCGAGAAGGTCCAGGCGTCGTACCGTCCCGTCTTGCCCGACGGGGAGAAAGCCGTTGCGGGCCGGGAGCCGGTCCCACTGAGCCAGTGCGCTGATCAGAGACATCCCGTGCAGTGCCTTGCGGGAGTAGACCGTGATCAGGTAGTCGATGTTGTACGGGATCGGCATCTCGCTCTTCAGCGCGACGTCGCTCAGCGCGTACTGGTCGGGTGACAGGGTCACAGGAGCGAAGCCCTCGGGACGGTAGGGGAGGTACGTGTACCCGCGAGACTCTCGCTCCGAGTCCTTCTCGATTCCGTTGTGCTCAATGACGATCAGCGGGAAGGACATGTTCGCGAGTTCGGTCTCTGGGAGACGGAAACGAACCACCACCGGTCGACCACCAGGCTGCGCCACGTCTTCTACGGTGAGACCACCCAGGTGTGCCTTGATCGCGGCGTCCTCATTGAGCAGCCAAGGCAACCGGATCACCTACCCTCACACCGACGGAGCGCGCGCGAAACAGCACAGACCTCAGGACGTCGGTATGGGCGGTTGTTGAGCGCATCCCCAGTGTGACAGGGGGAACCGGTTCGAAGTTAGCGGCTTCTTCCCATGGCGTACCAGCCGCCGGAGCCGTCGCGGAGACTCTCCAGGTTCCACAGCCAGCGGTCGAACTTGGGGGCCACTGCCTGAAGTGAGAATCGCTCGTTGGCTGCCGACCGGATTGCCTGCCGGTCCCACCAGTCGACACTGATCGCCTTCGCGAAGTCGGCCGCCTCGCCCAGCGTGCGGTACCGGAATCCGTCGATTCCGTGACGTACGGTCTCGGTGAAGACCCCGTAGTCGGGAGTCAGCACGGGGGTCCCGGACATGAGGGCCTCGGCATGAACCGTGCCGAAGGGCTCGATGTAGAGAGTGGGGACGATCAGCAGAGCGGCGTTGGCTAGAAGATCACGCCGCTGGAATGGGTCGACCACGCCAGCGTAGATGCACGGTCCTATGGCCGTGCCGTCCTCCGCGACGAGCATGTTGTTCGTCTGCTGAGCCACACCAGCACCCGCCACGATGAGGTCGAGCCCCGTCAGCCGGGCGATGTCGGCCGCGACGTGGGGGCCTTTGCGCTGGATGAGCCGCCCCATGAACAGGGCGTACCCCTGGGTCTCACCGATCCGGAAGTCGTACGGATCCAGGAAGTTCGGGATGACTGCGTCGAAGGACCGACCGTCGTTGATCCCGTGGGCTCCGTACCGGTTGTGCATCCAGGCGTAGGACTCAAAGCAGGCGAAGGTCCCCTGCGCCAGCCCCTCGTACCCGACTGCGGGTTCGATGACCGTGTAGTCGTCCTTGAACGCGTCCACCACTTCCTGCTGGACGGAACCGCCCATGATGGCGACGAAGTCTCCGGGCTGGATGCGCTCGCGCACCGCCTCGATGGCCCTGCCGTTGAACGACCGCCAGTAGGGAAGGTCGCGGTCCCACATGATCGAGGGAAGTTTCTGTCCGACGTTGCCGCCGAACCAGTCCACTCGCTCGTCTACCGAGAAGACCTCGACCACCTCGGCCGTGATCGTGTGTGTGCCGCCACCCCAGTAGCAGGTCACTTCGCGCCCGGCAATACTGAGAACACGGGTCCACCGGGCGGCCTTGGTCGTGAAAGCACACGTCGAGAACTGGACCTCGTCCAGGGACGTGTGCGGAAGACCAACCAGATGAATCATGTGACAACCGTCAGTCTCTTACCGGTTCGAGTCGAGCGACACGCGGGACTATCTCCGAAGGATCACGGTCCCGGCAGGCGTTCCGCCAGGTACTGGATCGGCGGAGTTCAGCACGAGGACACCGAGACCGGCTGCGCCCGAAGGACCCGTAGATCCCACGCCAGTCGGGCCCGATGGCCCGGTGGGTCCTACTGCTCCAGAGGGGCCGGTAGGTCCAGCCGGACCAGAAACCGTGGAGGCCGCGCCGGTCGGACCGCTCGCGCCGGTTGGTCCAGTGGCTCCTATCTGGGCCACGAGTTGCCAGACTCCGGGTTGCACGGAGACATTGTCGTATCGCACGTTTCCGAAGCCGATCAGACCCGAAAACAGGTGGGGGCCAACATGGGTGCCCGAGTGCGTGTCTCCCGAGTAGGTGATCTGTGAGAAGCCATCCCAGTAGACGGTGATCGACGTGCCTACCGCGACCACCTTCACCGCGTGCGCGCCCGCTGCGCTGATCACCGCGCTTCCCCTGAACGTCGCGGCGTCGATGTCGTACAGATACAGGGTCGATGTGGTGACGATCACGGCCATCCCTGTGGCACCCGAACTGTCGCAGCGGAAGTAGAAGTCCGCTTGGCCGGTGCCGTTCACGTTGATGTCGTAGGCCAGGACGATGTCCGATTCGGCGACGTCCGCGAGCAGGACGGACCCGCTCGCACCGCCTTGCGACACGTTGTACAACTGGTCCGAGGAGATGCCCCAGACGCCCTGCACGGCCGTCCACGGCTCTCCGGTCTCCATGGATCCGGCCGAGGTAGCGGAGTCGGCCCGGGTGAAGGAGTCCCGGGACGCGGCGATAAGGACGGGCGGGTAGTTGGTGCTTCCTGACACCGCGAGGTAGGAAGACCCACCGTGAGAGACGACATCGTCTACGACGTAAGTCGTGGCGGAGGACCAGTCACCGTCCCACACCATTCCCACGCCGCTTGCACCGGTTGCGCCAACGGGTCCGGTGGATCCTGTCGCGCCTGTCGGGCCGATGGGACCGGTCGCGCCGACTGCTCCTGCTGCTCCGGCTGCGCCCCCAGGACCAGTGGCTCCCGTGGCTCCGGCAGGCCCCGCCGCACCGGCTGCTCCTGCGGGTCCGGTAGCACCAGTTGCCCCAGCGGGTCCGGCACTACCGGCCGGGCCGGTCACCCCCGCCGCTCCAGCGGACCCTGCTGGCCCTGTTGCACCAATGGGACCGGTTGCTCCCGCCGACCCTGCGGGGCCCGTTGCTCCGGTAACTCCCGCTGGTCCGGCCGATCCCACCGGCCCGGTGGGACCGGTAGCACCTACGGGGCCTTCCGCACCCGCC